CTATATAAATCAATAGAACAATGGGAAAATATAGTCCTTGTCTATTCTATGGTGCCTATAAAGCACTAAATCTATAATGAGGCAGGGGTAATTGCCTGACAATATGTATAGTCATTTATGCGTGAAAGCATACAATAATCGTTATTGTTAAAACGATACTTTTTAATTTTATTTTTGAGTGTAGTTGCCGATAATGTAACAAAAAAATAAAACGTGTGTTGCTATGTGAATGTAACAATTATCATGCTACTTTTTATAGGTAGCATAGAGTAGATATGAAGTGGTGTAAGTGATAAGCATGTCCTAGCCTTTGCGGAGGGGAAATGGTTAAAAGCCATTCGCACATCTATTCTATGGTACTTATGAGAGTAAGTACCTTGTTGATTCACTTAACTTTAACTTAGACACCTTTATAGGTGTCACCGAGATTATGGTTGTTTATAATTTTACAAGTAACTATAAATAAATGACTGTTTGATTTCTTTTAAATAAAAAATTCCTTGAAATTGTTGTTTGAAGTTACCATAGTCTCGGTGATGCTTATGAAAGCATCGGATCGACTACTAAATACATCATTCTATTTAAAAAATCAGGATTTAATTATCCTGATTTTATTTTATTTCTTCTTCTACATATAAGTCATTTAACTTGTTTTCTCTATACTTCATCAACCCATGTTAATGTTCCATTTATATTTTTTAACACTTGGGTTTTAGTTGCATCATAACCAGTCATTTTCTCATAATGAGTTTTGATTGTATCATCAACATATTTTTTATTTGTTAGTTCATTGTCTCTACTTGGAACAAGCGACGATATTGGAAGAGCATGATAAAAATCGAACCTTGCATAAATAGATTGATTAACATTTCTTTCCATAAGTTGTGATATATCAACATTGTTCATACCACTAAAATCGAAAGTATAAAGTGCTGCAGAGCCGAATGAACCATATTTTCTAAACAGAAAGGCATAACCACGATTATTTTCTGTGCCTATATCGTGTGTAATGTTTAGCACCCATGTATCAGTATTGCCCGTACTTGAATTTTTTGTTATAGGTTTATATGAAAATGCACCGTTCATACCATACTTTATTACAGTGTCTGTTCCTGTTATAATATATGACCCGACAGGAAATGTGTGTATATTTATTTCCTGATTTTCAAGAACAGGTAATCCAATGTTTGAACTAATCACATTATCCTCAGATATTGTAATATTATCTCCTGGTAACAATTTATCTTGTTTGGCTAATAGTTTTGTATCACTTTCTTCTTTAGTATAATAATCACTTAAATCTACTGAAGTATCACCAATATGTTCCCAAGAACTATTTGTATAAACATATTCATCATATAAGTTTTGTACACCAAGTTTTTCTTTCTTCAATAGATATATTGTGTCTGTCTCTCCAACATCAGGAAGAGTATCTACAACTTGCATTTTAACTGCTCCAGGTTCTCCTTGAGGACCTTGTGGTCCTGGAGCACCATCTTTTACTTCAGTTCTAGTCGTATTTCCTTTTTTATCAGTAAGAACAATATCAACACCGTCTTCTACTCTTTCTGTAGTTATGTTAAGATTATCCATTTCTTTTATTTTTTCGTTTGCAGTGTCAATCCACTCAGGATACTCATCTGGTATTTCTGTTGTGGCATTAATTGCTTCTTTTACCTCTAAGTAAAACTTATTACTTTTAAATACAGGAATACCTTCTGGAGTAGCATCTTCGGTTACCCTAAGTTGAAGATATATTCTTCCTTCTTTTGTAAGAAGGCTAGATTTTATTTCTAGTTGATATTCTTCTCCAACTTGATTCATTTGAAGATATCCTTTTTCAGTATCTCTTTCATATTCTAGATATGCTGTTCCTTTTGGGAAAGTCCCTAGAAACTTAAATATAATTTTTCCTTGTAAGTTTTCATAACTTATACCAAGGACAGTTTCTTGTTTATAGACCATACTGTTTTGGTCTATTTTAATAATCACATCTTTCATCATATCATCTCCTTTTTATTAAATCGTCTTGGTTGGTTTTGTTTCATCCTCTACTATTAAATTAGCAACCGAATCCGTGACTTTCGTATAATTTACTATCATAAAAATATGCCAATTCTCTCCACCCCATCCAGTTTGAACTAAAAATTGATAGTATACATTGTCTATACAAACACTTAGTTCGTCATGTGCTGTATTAGAGGCGTATTGTGTAACAGGTAATGTGTAGGTTAATTTATTTGCCTTTGTGCTTTGAACGAAAGCATGTTTTATGAATATTGTGTCTACATTTTCAATACCGTGAGGGTGTTGATTATTACTATTAACTGAACAACCACCGTCGTGTATTATAACTTTTTGATATAACGGTTTACCATCATACCATTTACCTATTACCGTCTCATCTTCGGAATATAAAAACGGATTGTTACCATTGATTCTAAGTTCACCAAGAATATCAACAAAATTTTCACTCCACCAGAATATTGGAAATCCTCTTGGTATCTGAGCTACACTTTGTGTACTACTTAATTTATCTGTTACTATCACAATTATATCATATTGTTTTTTATAGTTAAATAACCCATCTACATTTATCGTACCAGAAAATGTGTTATCTTTGATTGTTGGTGTTATTGTTCCACCGTTAGTATACTCTTCTACGCCCTTTTCTTTATATTTCCAAGTAACAACGAGTTCGTTAGAAGTGGTTTTGGAAAACTTACCATTATAGTAATCACCCTTATATTCAATAGTGGCATCGCCTGTTGTCGATTCTGTTCTTTTTGCTGAAGTTATAGTGATTGTTGGTAATATGTAATCTATAAATGTGCCAGTACTACTAAGTGGAGTTTCAGTTGAATAATCTCTGCTATTTATCGCTTTTACAATAAAACTATTTTGAGTGGGATTTTGAACATCGAATACTCTCTGTGTTAAATCACTTATATTATTACCAGCAACTTGTAAATATGATAATGTTGAGTTATTATCATTTGGCGATGTTATTTGAATTTGTGTTGTAAGTCTTGGTGTACTTTTATATTTGATTATAACATTTTCATCACCAGTAAGTGCTTTTGTAGTTTCGTTAATATCAACTACTGTACCAGTTATTACTGGTGAACAAAGTGCTTGATTTGCGACAATAGTAAGTGTTCCACTCTTAGAACCCACAAGTGTACTTCCACTATATGTTCTAACTGTGATACCACCTTGACCACTTTTTTTATTAAATTGTTTATAATAACTTTTATCAGCGTTAAAACTCCAAGTTCTAGTACCAGTGTCATATTTAACTTCACTATCACTAAGTGTACCATCAGTTTTTAAATATTTGTTTATTGTTCCAAAATTAATCGATACACTATGTGAAAAACTAGCATAAGGTGTTAGTGTAAATGATGTTGTATTTTCAACATCACAAGTGATACTCGGAGCAAGGGTTGCTCTTGGGATGGTAGTAAGTGGTAATGAACCACTTGCAGATTTCGTACTGTATACTTCAGAATAACCTTCAATATAAAAAGATACACTAGCTCTACCTTCCGAATCATGCGGAATGTTATATATATAACCACTAACAGAGCCATCCTTTGCTGGGAATACTCCGGAACCCCAACTTTTGGTTTCATTGAAAACAACAGAACCATTAACAATTGCTTTACAATATGAATCATACCATTGCGTTCCACCACCAGAAATATTTATCTCCCAATAAATATTTGATGTATTATTCTCTATAGAATAACTTGATTCACTAACATTTAATGTAAATGTTCTTCCTGTGGAAGTAAAAGAACAACTTGCCATACTATTCTCCTCCTATCCAAAAGACACCCGTTCCTTCTATATAGTCAGGGCTTGTATAATCTTCAATTCTTGAATGCTGACCTATATTTAAATAGGTATTAACTCTTATGTTTTTTGCTATTACACCATCTTTATTAACAGTAAGTAAAGCATCTTCTATACCACCAGTGGCATCATATATAATCATACCATTAGCATTGATATTTGTTTTTGTATCGGCATCTGTTTGCTCAATAGTTAAACCATCTTTGTCTAAAGTTCCCGCTGTTGTTTTAACAGAAGATACAACAGTCCCATCTGGTGAAGTACCACTTATGATTTCATTTATTTCTGTTTTTGTATATGTATCAGTAGTTGTATTTTTAACAAGAGTTTCGAGTGATGATAAGCCATCATCTAATGCTTTCGTTTTACTTACAACCTCTATTATAGTACCTTGTTGTTTATCTAATTCTATATAAACATTTTGCAAATCCTTATATAGTTTTTTATTATAACCTTTTGTATTCTCAGTTTTCGTATCTATTACACTTGATATAACACTTCTAATATGACCGGTATATTTAATTTCGTTATTAAGTGGTAATGTATATTTTTTATTACCACTTGTATCTTCAACACAAATAAGTTTGTAACCCTTAACCCAAGGGTGTCCAATAGTCTCCACATTTAAAGGTGTAAATTCTATTCCAAATAAGATATTGGAGCCTTCTATTGCTTGTGATCTAAGACTTGTATTGTAAGTGATTGGGTTATCAAAAACATCAATTTCAGTTTCACCATGTTGTTGAATTGAACTAGTATCAGTGTTTTCAACTCTTTCACCATCTACAGTCGATAAACCAACAGACACTTTATTAACTGGACCGTAATTTGTTTTCTGAAGTGTTAATGTGAAATATTCATCACTATCTATAGTATCGATATTAGTAACGACAGTAGTATCTTTTTCAATAGCAGGGATATAACATTTATCATCCCAATCTATACAAACCCAAGAGTAAGCAAGTTGTGCAATTGCTTTCATAACATCTCTACAGCTATCTCCTGATACAAACTGATTACTACTGATTAAGAAATCGTCATTTACAAAAGATTTTGTTCCAAATGTTACACCAACTTGTTCACATACATACTTAGCGAGATTTATGGCTGTTATACCAACATTAGTTTCGCATAGAGTGGCAAAAGAAGTTGGGAAATTTGTACTAACATAATTATAATTAAAATCAGCATTAAATAAAATTGTTTTATCTAGGGATTCAAACTTTGTATTATCTGATACATCATTGTTTTCCGGTTTCGTAACATAGAATGTTCCAAGCGAATACCAATTTTCTGTAGGATTTTCACCTAGTGATACAATGGCTAGTCTAAGTTCTAACTCTCTATCCTCAATGTTAAAGTCCTCACTTATATCCTGTAAATTACCTGTAAGGGTTCTAGCAACAAATTGTCCTATGAACCCTTGGTCAGGTACTAATCTGTCATCATCATAAGTCCAATCTTTTACTGAATTGTCCTCCGTCAAAACTATTTCCTCTTCTGATTCATTTCTCGGTTTTACAATTATTTTTGTTTTAATAGCACATGTATTGTTTTTTAAAAGTAATTTATCGCTATCTAATATTTCTGTATAAATCATTTAACCACCACCTAGTGTCCTATTAATTGGAAATCATCCATCACAACCATTCTTCTACCTTCATAATTAACATTTTTATATTGTAAATCGTTATGGTAAAATGTATCAGTTATATATGAATTAGTGCTTTCGTCCCACACTTCTACCGATAGATACATTCCGACACCTGATTGATCACCAAGAAGTGCATTCCAATATGTTCTAAATTGACTAGGTGTCATAGGTGGAAACCCCATCCATATTTTCGCTCTAGTGTGTGGAAGAACTTTTATATTAAGTCTCCCACTTGCTAGAACACCAGCGTCTGTTACTTGAACAAGTTTAGGGGCAAACTTGAAAACTTCTCTTTTAATTGACGGACTTTGAAATGTACATCCATTTATCTTTACGTAATAACCTTTAAAATTATCTTGTTCCATAATCTACCTCCTAAACATTAATTGTTCCATACTTATTATTTTGAAGTTTATTATATGATTGTTGACCTTTATATAAAGTCTCGTTTCCAACATTAACTACATTTGTAAAGTTAAAGTCTGCTTCTTGAATAGCTTCTTTAACACCTTGTTTAATACCTTGCACAATCTGCATATTGTTTGCAACAGCTGTTTGAGAACCAATGCTACCAACCATTTCAGGTATTCCGTTTTCTCTGGCATAGAAGTATTGTCCTTTTTCTGGATAACCACCTGTTGCATAACCAGCTACAATCTGATAAGACGCTTGTGTCTGACCATTAGATTGTAATTTTATTCTAGGGTAAGCTTTATTTCTAAGAGCATATATTACGCCATTTGCAAATGAGTTTCCAAAGGAATAACCAATATTCCATGCAACACCTGTTGAGAGTGTATTTTGAAAGAATGATTTTATGTTTCCTGCTGAGTTTTTCAACGCATTTCCAAAATCAGTCACTGTGTTAACAAGTTTATTATCTTTTATTGTTTTATATTGTGTAACTAATTTTTTAATCGATTCTGTAACAGTATTAATAGTATCTATATTTATACCAGCAACACTAGTATAATAATTTTTAAAGTATCCACCAAATGTTTTTAATTTAGCACCAAATTTGTCAATAGAGTTATCACCAGTAAATAGAGCAACTAAACCGCCACTGTTTGGTATCTCTTTTGCGAATGCACTTAGTGATTTAGCAGCATCAGCAGATTTTGTAACAACATCGCTGTTTATATCTTTAACATTATTATAGTATTGTGAGAAGTGTTTACCAAAAGTAGGTAATTGCTTTCCAAAAGCATCTAATGTATTATCACCAGCTATCCAACTCCATAAACCACCTTGATTTGGTATTTGTTTAGCAAATTCTGTAACAGCTTTAGCAGCATTTGCTGATTTTTCTACTACACTTGGGTCTAATCCTGCAACTGCATCTCCGTATTCTTTTAAATACTTACCGAAAGTAGGTAATTGCTTTCCGAATGATTCAATATTTTTAGAACCAATACCTAAGAATCTAGATATACCATCTACTAAAGTTGCGACAGTTAATTCTAAAATTACATCCGCCATAGATTTAGCAGCATTTACACTACTTTCATCTATGTTTTTTAACCCATTGAAGAATCCTTGGGCGTTTGTCATAAAATTACTTAAACTAGTACCCACACTTTCTAAACCTTCAAAAGACTTTTCTACAAATCCTTTTACTATGCTACCAGCAAAACCACCAAGAGTTTCACCAAGCGTTGATAGTACCTTACCACCTTCACCAATAATCCAATTAAAGCCTGGTATTTGATTTAATCCACCAAGTACGGTTAGTAATGCGACTAATCCACCAACTATTTCAGCAAAACCTATAATACCAGATAATGCTACAACAGGTGTTGCAAAACCTAGTGCAATAATATATGCTGAGAACACACCAAGTGGTATAGCAATTGACTCTAACCCTGTGAATAGTGCTATTAAAGTACCTATACCAGTAGCCACAAATTCTTGTAATACATCAATACTCATTAGTGCACCAATCACACCCATTAGAGCTACTGTACCTGTAACTATTGTTGCAAATCCGGCTAGTCCAAGTGCAACAGTTGCTATACCAACAGCACCTAAACCAACCATACCAGCACTAAATACTAGTAACGGTATTGTTACTTTTCCAAGTCCACTAAATACATTAACAACAGTATCTAAACCCGTTGCAACTATTTCCTTTAAACCTGGTATTCGCATGAATGCACCTATGACACCCATCAATGCTGTTACACCACCAATGATTATTGCTAAGTCAGCTAATCCTTTTAAAACTGTAGAAGCTTTAGGTACTTGTATATCTGCTTTCCCACCGGCTTTCTCGGAACCTTCTAAAGTTTTAGATACCTCTGGTAGACTAAACATTTTTTTAATAGATGCTGTTAATGTTTTAACAACACTAGAACTAAATATTTTAATAATTGTTCCACTTATTAGAGTACCAACACCAAGCAACGCAGCCACTGTTGTTGATTTAAATTCTTTTCCAAATAATACACCAGCAATGGTTTGTCCAAGTCCTGCGAGAGCAGATTTTAAAGTTTCACCAATTTCTTTAAATATTGTTTTCCAATCCATACCAACAATTGCATCGTGTATTTTTATACTTAGTTCTTTAAAGTCAATAGATTGTACTATATTTTTTATAGACCTTATGAATCCAAGTAATATTTGTTCTAAAGATTTACTAAGCGTTTTCGTATCTATATTTGATAGTGTATCTTGAATACTGGTTATAAGGTTAACCCATATATTACCAAAGTTTGTAATTAGTACTTCAAAATTTATACTATTCAATGCCTCATTAATTTTAGTACCAAATAATGAGAAATCTACTTTTTCTAACAAGGTATTTATGAAATTTGGTAGAATGGATAATGATATCATAATTGTTTTTGCTAAATTACTAGCATTAAGATTCGTTAATAAACCATTGATAACATCTGCAATATTTGTCGCCAATTTCTTGGTAGTACTTAGTATTAAATCCGAACTAGCAACAATTCTAACTGTAAATTCATTTATTAAATTAGCTATCTCTCTACCAACGCCATTCCATTTTCCAGTATCAAATGCTTCGTTAAATGCATCTTTAATTCTAATAACAGCGTCTACTAGCCATTGAATAGGTGTTAAGTCTATTTTATCCATGTCTATTAATTCTGGTCCTTCACCGGCAGATTTTGGAAATTCAACAACATGCAAGTCATCGAATTTTTGAAGATTACCTAAAGTATCTTTTACCGATTTACTCCAAGTTGCCATTGCTTTTGCATTTGCTCTTGCTATTAAATCGATACCCGTGATAGCATATACAAACGAATATATAACTCTTACAAATTGTTTAAACAATTCCATAGCATATTCAATAGCTGGAGCAAGCTGGGCACCAAGTGCTCTCCAAACATTTGTACTAAACTTTGATAATTCGCCATCTAATGCCAAATATTCACTAACAGCTTTTCTAGTTAATGTAAATATAGTACGAGTACCAATTAATGCTAATGTTAATTGTTTAGCTTTGCTAGCCGCTTTTTTAAACGAACGAACAGTATGACCACCTATTGATGTTAAAGCACTTTTACCCAAATGTAAAACACCTTTATTTACACCAATTAACATCTTTTGAAACCTATTTAAAATAGGTGATGTATTTTTTGTATACTCTCTTATTTTGGTAATACCTATTCCATATTTATTAGCCATTTCAGAAAGTTTACTAGCACCGTCAGCAACATCTCTAAATTTATTTGCAACAGGTGTTAAAGCATCTGATAGTTGATTACTAACTCTAGTTATGTTTTCCAATGTAGATGCATCAAACTTACTCATAGCATCTGGTAATCTTTCTAAATTGGTTATAGCATTACCAAATCCTTTTCCGATACTAATACCTTGCAATGCTTTCAATGGTTCCACCATTTCGGGTATTGTTTTTAATTTTTCTGATATCGTATCTAGTTTTGGAGCAACTGCAACTAAACCTTCTAAATTTTTTGCAAGTGTACCAACGCTTGTTGCTTTTGGGATTGTACTCAAAGATGACAAATTGGTTGCAACATCAGGTAGAACTTCTAATTTTTTATCAAAATCTCCAAGTCCATCCGTTGTTTTTTTTAGTTCCCCCAGACCTTTAACAATTCCTTTAAATCCTGTTGGAGTTGGTATATTACTTAATTCTTGTAAAGTTGTAGTTACTTCTTCAAGTTTAGATATATTTGTTGCAATTTCACCCATGTCTTTACTAGATGATGCTAAGTCTTTTAAGGATATTGATAATTTATTTAAACCGTTAAAACCACCTTTTATTGCATTTTTTAAAGCACTAAGTGATACAGCCAATTTATCTATATCTTTACTAGCTTGCTCAGATGATGAATGTATTTCTATCGAGACTTTATCTAAAGTGACTCCTTGAGTCGCCATAATCTCACCACCTTTTATTCTTAACTAAAGAAATTATGTGCACCTTAATTCCTTTAATTTATTTATTTTCAAACATTTTTTTCGTAGCCCTAAACCAATTATTAAATCGAATTTGTGCTTTTAGTTTTTCGTTTTCGATTCTTTGTTGTTCCTCTATTTCTTTTTCTTCTTCACTCTTCATATCTTCCGCTAATTTTTCATAAAGGAATGGTTGTTCCGCATACGGTAGAGGCTTTGTACCTTTTTTAGAAAAAGGATGTAGTATAGGTGCCAATTTACCAATAGCATCGTATACATACATCCCCATTAGCCAGTTATTTTCGTCACGCTCTTTTAATTTTAATTTATGAGCTTTTCTGTAAAAAACTACCTCATATGCGTCTCCATACCAGAAATCATGATAACTCATACCATAATTCATATATATTGGACACATTTCCTCAAAAGTTTCGGTTAGAGAAGTATGCTCTACTTTTGATTTGTCTTCTTTGGAGACAAGTTCACTACTTCCCATTCTGCGTTTCCCTCGTCGCCTTCCGGTTCCTCGAAGAACGCTTCATAAGTTTCTTGTATCATAGTGACAAGTGCTGTTACCAGCTTGTCTTTATCCTTACATTGACTATAAATTTCCTCGGTCAATTCAGGTTTTATTTTTCTATGATTTTTAATAAATGCTCCTTGGAAAGCCATTTCAATATTTGAAAGAGGCTTTTCCAAAAACTCATTTACAGAAAATCCATTTTGTTCTAATAATTTGATAGACATTCTATCATATTCTAAGGTGTATGGAACACCTTTGTATGTTAAATTAATTTTAGTATTCATCTTTTATTGTCCTTTCTTATGCTTCTGTTGGTTTAGCAGCTTTTTGTGGAGCACCAACTGGAGTTATGTAGTTAGTTATTTCTAGTACAGAATTTACTGAAGTTTCAGGTAATCCCATTGCACTAGGGTTTCCTGGGAAATAGAATGCATCAGTAAGTCCAGGCACAACAATAGCAAACCAAGTTTTCTTTCCGTCTGCTTTAGCTGCTTCATAAGCAGTCATTAAAGCATCCCATTTAGTAACTAAATCTTGAGTTAGGTTAAATGTGAACTCTAAAGCACCACCTAAATCTTTAAGACCATCTACATAAGTTTTGTACTCAAGCTCATCTAAAGTTGTAGTCTCTAGTGTATCTGGAGCAGGGTTTAAACTTGGTGTAGATTTAATTCCGTAAATTCTAGTATAACCAGTTGTTGGTCTAGTACCAGCAGTTGTTTCAACGCAATAGTGTAATTGTACACCAATTGTTGATAAATCTATTCTTGTATTCATTTTAATACCTCCTATATATAGTATTTGTATCTCTCTCCAAGCAACAATCATATCTAAGATAACCAACCATTACATTATCATCAGATTGTTTAGGTACTGTTACAGGAGAGCCTATTCTTCTAAGGCACCTATATTTAGGTCCTTTTAAATAGTTATCTATTATTCCTGCTATCTCTCTGACATTTTGTTTAGCAGTTTTAGTACGAGATTGTTCACATTGTATTGTAAACTGATATGAAAGGTTTGTAACTCTTTCTGTCTCGTCAAAATATCTAGCATTATCGCTATTTTCTATTTCTTCGATGGTGACACCTGGATAATTAAGAGTTGGATATAACTCATAAATATCTTTGATGATAATATTATTATATTCAGTATACTTTGTAAATTCTTCTCTTAGATCGTTAACTAACTGGTCAATTAATGTTATCATATTATCACCTCGATTATTTAAAAAACTTTATAGCATTATTTATTTTTTCCTTAACAATTTCATCTTTTATTTCATTTACATATAAAGATGTGTTGAACATTTGCTTACCACTAGGAACACCTTCAGTATAACCTGTTTTACTATCAAAATAAGGTTTTCCTTTCATTGGATTATAGAACCAATAGTGTCTTCCGTTTTTACTTATGTGTGTACTAACAACAGGTCCACTGTTATATGGATTTAAAAAACTAAATTCTGATTTTTGTGGATGTGGGTCGTCAGCACCTTCTTCACCTATACCAAACTCGTCATAAATTGAATTTGGTCCTGATAAAGAAATTATTCCATCTGCACCGTTATCAGTTCTATCTGAATCACCAGATACAATACTTTTTTCAACACCTGTTTGCGGTGCGGAACTATTTAATACACTTGCTTTTGTGGCACCTTTAAATACTAACTCTTCAACACTTTCTTGACCAGCAATAATTATGTTTTCTTTTAGCGTATTCATTTTACCAAGAAGTATATTAATACCTTCAACACCTTCTTTATTTAAAGATATCTTCATTATTGTTTTGCACTTAATTTCTTTAATGTAACTTCTACACTATTAAGTGATATGAGAGGTTCACTATCTACTTGATAGTCAGCTTCTTTGCATAGCTCTTCATATTTTTCGATAGGTGTGTTTATAAAAACCCTATCGCCTGTATGAAATATATCTTTGTATTCTAGGTCCGCTTTGATTCTAGCATACATTGGATATTCCATACCAAGTGCGATTAAATCACTATCACTATTGGTAGATTGATAATTTATCTTTATAAGTTTTGGTTTTGTGAAAAGTCTTATACCGTTTTCTTCATATTGATTACATAAATAAATGCTTCTTTTATTTCTTTGTAAACAACGCATTATATCACCTCTACTTCACGAGAGGAATAATTTGTGATGTGTATTTTTTAGGATAATCACTATCGGAACTATATGTTCTAACTATTCCATTTTCTGTGTGAGCAACTTGTCCTTCAGCTCCTATTTTAGCAATTGAACTTCTAACCATAGGAATGATAAGATACTCATATTTACTATCATATAATGCTGTGGCAGTTGGTGTGAAATTTCTACAACGATTTATTTCTCCTATAGCAAGTTTTATCTCAGATAGTAAAAATTCGTCAGAGTATCTTTCAAACTTTCTTGCCTCTAAATCCACCACAAGTTGGTTAAGTAGAGAACTCATTGTATCATTCATGTTATCACCACCTGTTTTTCTTAGATACGGCAGAAGAAGTTTTAACTTCTGACGATTTCTTAAGTTGTTTTTTTAGGTTATCTTTTTCATCTCTGAAAACTATTTCCTTTATTTTTGTATTGGAGTTTGCTTCAATCTTGTTGCCAATTGGTACTAGATTTAAGTCTTCCCCTTTTAATTCTAATTTGATTTCACTATATGTTAAAGGAGATATTTTAACATAATATTTTCCATTTATTAAATAAATCATATTATTCCTCCTTTTTATTCTTCTTTTGTGAACCAACCTTTTCTTCTTTTTGAGATACCTCTGTTTTAGGTATTTCTTTAGTAACTTCTTTTACTTTAGCATCTTTAATAATTGTGTAACCAAGGGGTTTGAAAAAATTTTCAAACGCACCTTTAGTTACTTTTTTCATATCGTTATCTTTATGTATTACTATCATACTTAAGCAGCTGTGTTAGTATCAACGATTACGATTTCATTTGCTCTTTCAAATGAAGGTAATGCTACCATAGATACTTTAGTTTCAACATTAACAGGGTCTTCTGTTCCGTAAGTTGTAACAGCAACACCATTTTCAATGATAGACACTTCAGCATTTAATGAGTTACTTAAATCACTCTCTTCAGGAGTTACACCAAAGTGAGTATTACCAAGAGTTCCTTCAGGCATTAATACTAAAGTATTATCTGGTACATATTTAACAGCTTGTCCACTTTCATTAACATATACATCGTCGTATACATAGATTGAAATACCTGTTTCATTAAAGATATAATCTAATGCTCTAGCAGTAGTTACATTTACTGTACCATTAGCGAATACATAGATTGCATTCTTAAGAGCAGTGTTAGTTCTGAAGTTTTTAGCAACACTTGAGTTACAAACAGCTCTAGTAATTACTATACCTTTAGCCTTCATATCTTCAACAAATTTAGTAATGTCTCCGATAATATCTGCACTTGGATCAGACCATACAGTTGTAACATCTACTTTTTGGTCAGCAGGAACACCATAGTCATAAGAATATGCTTGTCCGTTGCTACCTAAAGTAACTGTACCAGCAGTTAATGCTTCCATTCTCATTCTTTCAAGTGTTACTCTAGCAGCTTTAACTAAAGTGATTTCGTCATCAAAAATCTTTGTTAAGATTTGATTAATAACTTGTTCATTGTTAGTTTGCATTAATGTATTTAGGTTTTGTCTTAATTCTTCATCAATATACATACTTTCTTTGAAGAAAGGCATTTTTGTTGAATACTCTTCAAAACCTTGTCTATCTCTTCTGATAGCCTTAGTGTCATAAGCAGCAAGTCTTAAACCAACTGGTTGGTTTTTAGCACCTTTAATCCATTCTAGTTTAATACCGATTTCTCTTACAGCAGGGAATAAAGTTTCACCTAGTAATGGTTGCTCATTAACATTTTTTTCAATCCAGTATTGTGCTATATTTTTAGCAGTTACTAAGTCAAATATTGATTTCATTAATAAGCACTTCCTTTCACGAATATAATTCTATCTACACCAGTTACATCAGGTATGATTGTTTGAATTGTAGAATCCAATTTAAGCATATCAATACAACCAGCAAGAATTAAAGTTCCATTTCCTTTTCCGTCTGAATCTAATACAACATCGTGTAGTAAGATACCATTAGCAGCATATTTGTTGCTTGAACTATCTTTAGTAGAAGCAGTGAAAGCTGTGTCTCTAGCAGTGATATCACCAACTAGTGGTTGTCCAGCAAGCATAGTTGCACCAGCAGTTCCTGACACTCTAACAGGTAATGCAATGTAGTATGATTCTTGACCGATTAAGATTTGTTTTTGATTTTTACTATAATCAGTAGTTTTGATCATGTTTGCCATATTTTATCTTCCTTCCTTTTTTATCTTTTAAAATAATCAACAGTTTGTGTTTTAGGTGAGTTTAATTTTGCAAGTCTTGCACCTAAATCGTCTTCTTTAGACTTGGAATTGTCACCTTTTGTTTTCTTACCAAAGTCTCCCATAGAGTCTTTAGTAGCATCTTGCTTACCTTTTTCGTAAGCATCTTTAACAGCCTTGTTAAGATACTTAGCAATTGCTGTTGTTTTAGCACCATCTTCTGAAACAATGTTATCAAGGAATGTAGCAAATTCAGTATCGTCTTCTTCTATTTTAAGAATAGACTTAACATCAGCAGTGTTACCAATAGCCATACTCTTATTAGAATTTAAACTATTTGTTTTTAATAATTCTGTTAATCTCTGAATTTCTTTGTCCTTATTTAGCTTTTCTTGCTGTGCTTTTTCATCATCAGTAAGTTTAGCATTTAAAGCATTTTGCTTTTCAGTGATAGTTGCTTGTAGAGATTGAACATCTCTTTCATATTTGTTTTTATCTACATATAGACCTGTAGATAGGTCGGTGAACTTTTTGCCAGCAAAGAAATTATTAACATCTTCAGCTGTCATATCTGCTTTATATGCGTCACCCATCATATCTTTCAAATTCTCAAACATTGAGTTCCTCCTTTTACAGTGTTTTTAACATCTTCTCTGATGTATGTAAGTGGTAATTTTATAAACGCTCTACCACTTGAGCGATATATAACAAAGAATGTGTCCTTTTGACTTCTAGATATCTTTAATTAGTCTTCCGAAGAAACTAAAGGGACAGTTTCTTTATTCCGTTGTTGTGGCTACATTAGTAACATCTTTATCTAAATCTTCATCATTCTCGGGTAACTCTTCTGTAGTTTCCTCAGCGACACCTATTACAGTTTGTGCTCTTTCTTCTTTCTCTTTCTTTCCTCTCTCAACCATTTCATTAACACGATTTGTAAGTCCAGAAAGTTCAAGACAATCGACAATTGCAAGTTCTCCAGTTGCAACTAGTGTACTAAATACAGATGCTCTTGAAGATAAGTTATCCATAGAATGTCTATTTAATGTAACATCTATATCAAGTGCAGTTAAATCTTGTGCCACAATACCCAACTTTTTAAGTATTTCAATACCGACTTCAACCTGTCTTTTCTTAGCTTTTTTAATAGATAGTTCTTTTAGTTTCGCAACTATCTCTAAATCTGTCCAACCATTTCTATTTAAAACGGCTGTTCCGGTATCTCCACCACCATTGTTTGCGTTTTCTCTGTTAGGAATACCTGTTATGATATTTCTAACATCATCTAAGTATTTTCTAATATTTGCAACACTAGTGCTATCTAATTGTGGTGAGATAAACTTCGCATCAACATTTCCACCATTTGGTGCAAATAATTGAAGCAATCTATTTTTCTTAACATCCGCAAGTGTTGTATCCTTTTCATCATCGTCAAACTGAGCACCTAGTACAACAAGTAAACTTCTAATTGTACCTTCAATATCGTTTAAACTATCACTTGCGACAATATTACTAGCATTCATTGCCGGTATAGCAAGTTCCCAGTCTCCCGTTAAGAATAACGAATTTTCAAGCATTGTTATAGGATCTTTTCCGATTGGATTTGCAGTTGATTCTACTTTTTCTTTATTCGTTACTACCATAAAATAATTATTTGTATAGCAGTTATATATCTCATCACCGGTGTCCTCATTTTTAAAGCGTGTAGCAGACATTATTTGAGGATTACCTATCTTATTACCTTGAACAACAAAAGTTGTTCTAGGGTCCAAATAATCAACTTTAAGAGGTACTAGCGGTGTGTTATCTTGTGATATATCTTCACTAGGAAGTGTTATATAATAACCAACACCACAAACAGAAGCATATGTTTCAGCATTAATATCTGTTTGGTATAATTCTTCATAATCATAAGCATCGTTTAAATCTTGCACAGCGTCTTTTTTCTCAATCTTCTTTGCGATAAATTCAATTGGATTACCAAGTGTATAACCAACAATTTCTCTTGTTGTTGGGTAAGCGTAATTTATTACAACTCTATTATTAACGTTTGATGTCTCGGATGCACTTCTATTTAAAATGTCTTGTTGACCTAGTACATAATTAATTAGGTATTCGCAGTCACTTTCATTCTCGCTATGAACTTTTTCTGCTTTTTCTAAAACTTCTATAACATTTTGAGGAGTAACCTCGTCATAATCTAAGATAATTCTCTGTCTACCGTAATGTAATGACGAACTAGATGAACTAGATGAACTAGTTGTGGTTGTTCCGTTCAATATACTCACCAACCTTTCAAAAATAAAAGAGTCACACTAAAAAGCATGGCTCAAGGGCTCTATTTACTAAATTCTATTTCTTTCTTACAATATTTACACCATAAGAATATTTTAATATAAACACTGTCCTTCTTTATCTTGAAAAGTCTTTTTCCACAATATGGACAGCAAACATCTGTTTTATCTTCTTTCATTATATCACACTTTCTATTGTTTGTCAAATTAAAGTCCCAATTTATCTAGGGATACCTTGATGCTTGCTCTACCTACTGAACCGGTGCCAAGTAAGTTTATTATTAGACCTGCTAAGCTATCGGGAGCATCATCATGTTGTGTCTTTTGTATTGATCCTAATTTTTGTGACCAATTGTATAAATTCTGCATAAAATTATTGTATTGTACATTATCTTTTCTTTTCTCATAAGATTTAAAATATATTCTAAAGTTACCTTGCTCTGTTGCAATACCTTTTATTTCACTTTGGCAACTAAGTATTCTATCTAACTTACTTTTCGTTGTAGGTACTTTATGTGTTGTAATATTGCATCTATAACCATTTTGTTTAAGGTCTCTTTGTACCATATCGGCATATAATTTACCACCGTTATTCTCTTCAAAGCCTGCTTTTGTAACATGGTGTTCCATTATTTTATTAACAACAAGTGGTCTTGTTTTATCATCGTCTAATTTGTTAACAAAAAGAACATCTTCAACATAACAATCAACACCGTACTGATATATGATTGGCATTGAATAGTAGTCTTCACCACCATGAGCAACATCGGAATAACAAAGTATTCTATCGGGTTTTTCATCCGGTAGTTCTTGATAAAATGTAAGTTGGTCCTCACTGAATGGTCTACCTTCTCTTTCAATAGGTTGACCCAAGTATTTTGCTGAGAATATAACAGGGTCTTCTGCAAGTTGTAAATGATGGTAATATTCTTTATCAAAACCTTTACCATAATCATATTCAAAATTACTCTCACCATTTTCATCATAACATGGAATGTTAATTATTTTTATTCTTTCACTATCGATTTCCCCATAAATAGCAAGTAGTCTACCAATAACATCGTTAAGCGACCAACGAGTTGCTATATGTATTTCAGGACATGGTCTATATTTACCATCCTTACAAAGTCTTTGTACTTTTCTATCTTGGATTGTACTTGTGTAAGTGTAGAATATTTTATCAAGTCTGTTTGGGTTGTTAGCTTGTTCAATGTCCTTTATGAGGTCATCACAATATAATATATTACTTGCCTCAGCAAGACCTGTTGTACCACCATCGATTGATTTGAAAGTTATGGTATGAAATCTTTTATTATGGTTTAAGTCAATCCAGGAATATTCCGCTGATTGATTAATAATAAAGTTTTGTGGGAATATTTCACCATATCTATATTCCTCACTAGTCATTAAATTAAGCATTTCGTTATAAAAAGATTGCGATAATGAAGTTGAGTGACCAGAGCCAAGTATTGATCTTTCCGGGTATAAACCAGCCATGAATGATAAAAAGAATAATCCTGTTGTGGATTTCGCCGTTCTAGGCGGCATTGATACGAATAAAAAATCTAATTTATCATCTGCCATATCCTGCATTGCCTGTATAAGACCGTGTTTTTCAAGTACTCTTTTTCTCGGTAAAAAGAATTGTTTTTCTTTCGGTCTATTCCATTCTAGTGCTATACAGTATGCTCTAAAGTCTCCCCATCTCGCTCTAGTATCATAACTAGCAAGAAGTATTTCACTAACTTTATTTTTCTCTTCCGTTTTAATATCAAAAGCAATTTTTTCTATTTCTTTTGCAACTTCCATTGTTTTTTCTTGGTTTTTAAGTTCATTGTAATCTCGCATAAGTGTATACAATAAATCCAAATAAGCATATTGTGTTTTATCTTTTGCTCTTTTTCTCAAATCTTCACAGTGCACGGTTCTCTGATATATTTCGTTTAATTTATTATCCACAATATCACCTACGCTTTATATCTAAATAATTCTTTATATAATTGCTCATCTTTTATTAATTTTTCTTCATTATCAAAAGCATTTAAATATTCCCAAATAATATCACATGTTCTCTCTTTTAAGTAACGCCTCGAATAGATATAGTATTTATATATTTGTTTTTCTTTAATGCTCGAATAATTAAAAAGCTTACTAACAAACTCTCGCTTGCTATAAAACTCACGATATCCAAAAAATCTAAGTCTATCATCGAACATATAATCAACCTCGTATTCTTCTAAAATCATTTTAACATACGAATGTTTGATTGTCAATATAAAAAGAAAAACCGCACCTTGAGATGCGATTCTACTGAGGATTGTTTGTGTGGAGGTAGTAATAGGAGTCGAACCTATAATCAGGCTTTTGCAGAGCCATGCCTTAGCCATTTGGCTATACTACCAAAGGGGGAAGACACCGTTTATTGAAAGGATTATTAAAAACTAAAAATGGAATTATTTATCATATTAGTATTAATGGTGTCTTCACTAGCAATTAAGTGAGTTTAGGAAAAATAAGAAAATATCAAAAACCTAAACTCTTATTTAGAAAGGGGCACTACTATCGTACTAGTTATTTGACAATATTATATTACAGATGGTCCTCCCATTAATTCTTATTAGACATCTATTATTCAGTCACTGGGTAGTATTAGCCCAAAGCAAGTAGCGAACTATACTTCTCTAATACCACGTCAAAATCCCAAACCAGAATCCTTACTAGCAATTTTCACACACAGTTGGGTCACAATTTAATTTTGGAGCCAAATCGTGATAAATGCTCTGTTAATTATTACTTGTTTACCATTTACTTCCTCGTGTGGTTTTGTGCGAAAATACCGAGTTCTAATCTTATAGGATATTACTATCCATCAACCACACTATTACTTATGGTATCTTATTTTTTCCTCACTCGTACCAATAGAGGTAGTACTAATAAGTTTTATCATTATCCTACGCTTGGACATGTTTTATAGTTGTAATCGATTAGGCTCGTACCTTATAGCATTCTAATAAGAACCACTATTTTCTCATTCCCTAGTTTCTAGGTTCCAGTACGGCATTTTACAATGCCGACAAACTCTATCCTCCATAAGTCTGCACTAATGGATAAAAAGCATTGAGAAAATATCCTTACTATATTGTGTTATAGTCTTTCATAAGGTTCCTATATAATATTGTCAAATAACTAGCACTAAGTAGCAATAATGCAATGCGGTAATCATATTCTTACCACAATTTAATAATACCATATTATTTCATATTAGTCAAGTATTATTTCACCAATTTTTCGCCATTTTCATCAACACGCATCCAATGAAAACCACCGCAACTAAGTTCCTCTGGTCGTTTAAGTGCTTCATAGAAAAAGTTCGCATTTCCAAAACCATTTTCTTTAATCCATTCTCTTGCTGCTTTTCCTGTTTCAAATATCTCTCCTGTCTCTAAACATTTAACAGGCGAGCCGTTTACACTTTCTTTGACTTCTTCATGTTTATCTACATCGTAAAGCATAAACCTATAACCTTTTGTTCTAATTCTACTAGCCTGACCTTTTAAAAAATCTCTAACTGTACCTTTCGATAAACCTAAATCTTTTTCACATGCCGTAAAACTTTCATACAAAACCCCTGTATCAACACACAAGATAGGGGTTTTTAACTTCGTACCGCTGCTTTTCTTTTTATCCATTTTTTCAACTTGTTCTTTTTGAGCCATAAGTTTTTTCTCTAATAATTTCTCTCTTTCTGTTTTAATCTTACGCTTTTGGCTAGGTCCTTTTACGTATCCAACAAATTCAAATGTAAATTTAATTACTTCCCCAAGATACTCAATATCAACCGTATACTTTTTCGTAAACTCTAAATTTACATCTAACTGTTCTTTCTTACCAACATATACTTCATGTGCAAGTTTTCCAGTTTCAACTCCTGCCATATACTCATCTATTATTTCACCCACCTGAATCATTGTGAGTGAAGTATTGTTTATAATTAAAAATTTCTTATATTGCTTAATTTTTTCTGCTTCACCTTGACCATATAATTCAACAGCCCTTTCATGGATCTGTTTTAATTTCGCTTTCTGTACCTGTTCAATTGTTGTCATAACTACCTCCGTATATAATAAAAAGAAAAGGTATGATAACCTTTCCCCCTATCAATGAACAAAGCGTGTACTAGGAAAGATTTTCCTTCAAACACAACTATATTATACCATAATATTCAAAACAAGTCAAGAAAAAAGAGCCCCATATGGGGCAAAATTGTAGCAAAAAACTTTTTTCGGTGTTTGTCGGAACACCTAGCCGAATAGTTTCCCTCCCTTGAAACCATTAAAACATGGATGTTTCCCAATTACAATACTGCAGGACTCCGAAACATCTAATGAACCTAATTCATGAATCAATATTAATATACCATATAATTCAAAATAAGTCAACTATTTTTTATAAATAATCGAAAAAAAGGAACAGCGTTCCTTCTTCTCCCTCTTTCACGAGGCATTTACATAAGATATATTATACCACAAAAACTAGATTAAGTCAAATTTACTATTTTTTATAAATAATCGAAAATACTTCCCCAACTTTTTTATTTGTAACATAAGTTTTCGTTATATCACGATTCACCTCAACGATAGGTTCTATTCTAACCTCAATGTTTTTATCGTCTTCGATTAACTTTATCATTCTTTCCACATTATCCCTTATCAGGGCAATCTTCTCTTCTTTATTCATTATCTTCTCCTTATTAATTTCTTACCTTCAAATACTTCAAGTGTAGGTTCTATACTATAAATATTACCTTTATCATCAACCTCAACATCAACCCAATAGCAGCTTTTTTCATTTTTAAATCCCATGCTTCTCGAAAATGGGGTATCATCTTCCAATGCCCCAACTTGAAAACAATGTTTTCCCATATAATACATATACATCGCATTATGAAAATGCCCTTGCATAACAATATCTATTTTCTTATCCTGTGGAAGTGTTTCAACATAACGCTGAAGTTTGTAACTAAGACTATAACTTCTACCCCCACCACCATGATGCATGTGTATTCCGACTTTTCCGATTTTCAAATCCGCTGTATCCGGATTTAAATAAACTAGGTCTTCTCTTTCTCTTGATATTGCTTTACCCATATCTGAGCCACCATTTTTAAAATAAGTGTCCATGTGATTTCCACCAATAAAGAATGTCTTACCACTAAAATGTGGGTACTTATTTACAACATAATCTAAATGCTCGTCGAAACCAACACATCTAAGTTCATAAATATGTTGAGGACGATTTAGATACATTCCGTCAAGCACATCTCCACAGTGCAAAACATATTTGATACCTTTACTTTCTGCTTTATCGTAAAGATAATTTAAGATATCGATTCGATCTGCTTTATTTGTAAGATGCGAATCACTTATCATAAGAAGCGACAAATGATGTGTATTATCAGGGATACTATACACTCCAGAGTTTTCAATAGGCTTTTTAAGTTTTACAAGCTCACCGTCGATATAATCAACTAAAAAACCTTCTTCTTTTAAAATCATCGCAAGACCTATTAACTCTTCTTTTGAAAGTCCTACTCTTTCTACCATTTCCTCAAGCGGAATACCTTTTTTTATAAGGAATTTCACCTTATTAATTATCTCTTTTTCCAAGTCTATCACCAAGACTAATATATCATAAAAAATAAGAATATGCAAGTTTTCACACATTCTTATTTATTTCTTCTTCAATATCTTTTTTCGCATTATTTAAAATATTTGAAAGAGCCTTAATATGTTGATATAACAAATTTAAATCATCTGATTGTATATCATATAAATCAGGCGATATTGACATATCCCCGTTTTCCATCATATCGCTTAAAAGACATACAACCATCTTTTTTGCTGCTTTAACATTGTCTGTCATTATTTTCTACCTCAATCCTAGCAAGCTGCCTATCAATTTTTTTATAAACAGTATCCATAATATTATTTTCATTTAAATCATAATAATATATAAACTGATTTAAAAGAACTAAAGTATCTGCTATTTCTTCTTCTAAGTGCTCTTTTTCATGTTTTGTATGACACTCTGAGCATCCACATGAAAAACATGTTACAATCTGCTCTTCTAAGTCCATAACTGCTTCTATTACTTCAAATGATTCTTCGTTAAACTTCTTTAACTGATTTCTATATCCATAATATTCTATTATATGTTTTAATTTTTCATTTAAATCTTTATTTATATCCATTACTGTTCTCCTTTTAATTTATTCATTTCTTCTATTATTTCTATTTCATCATTTAAAAAATCTATAAATTCTATTTCGCTTCTTTTACCTAATTCTTTATAAATATAATAATCTAAACTTTCCCAACTTTTGTGTTCATATCTTGCATTTCCATATTTTACTTTTGCTCTAGTGCTTATTTCCCCTGTTGCCATCTTATCTAACATTTCTATTATTTTCATACTTATTCTCCTATTATATATTCCATTTGTTCTATTTGTTCATGTGTGATGACCGATTTAATTTCTTCTTCATAATTTCCTACATCTTCATTTGGGTTTTCGTAATCATAATAAAATTCTCTCATAGCACCTTTGCAATCATCTATGTGTCCAATTTTATAACCATTAACATAATCTCCAACTTCCAAAATATCGATTATACTATAACTGGCTTTTTTAATTGCATCTTTACCAATATAAAAACCATTTAATTTATATTCTCTTTCATCAACATCTTCCAATGATACTATTTTTCCAATAGCACCGCCACGAGTGCGACAATACATATTTTCCCTAACTTCTAATTTCATTATTTATCATCTCCTAATTTATAGCATTTATTTATATTTAAACAACTAACCAACCTTATCTTTTTTATGTGCGATTTTCTAAATCTTACACCATTGTCTCTTATATCATTACCTACAAAATAATAGTTTTTCATATCTAACAATTTTGTTTTAATCATATATTCATTAGTTGAATATAAATAACCTTTAAAGGTATCATTATCATATAATATGACTTCTACCATTTTGTTTAGATATTTTCGTTCAAATTCATTTCTTTTCATCTGATGCTCCTATTATTTCTCTATACTTTTGTAAAATTTCTTTTAAAGTATTTAATCTTGATTGTTCTTGCATAGCCATTACATAATCTTCTTCACTATCGTATTCGCAATTATAATTAATACCTGTTCCTTTAGGTTCAATACTATATATTTCATCTTCTAAATAATCTATAAACTCTTTTTGTTGAGTTTTATTTGTTTGAATAATAAGTGCATTAGATACAGCAACATTTTGCCAATAATTGTTTTTTTTATTCATCACTATCACTTCCTTCTAATTCTTGCATTTTTTTAATTACATCTCTCAATCCATCAGAAAGACCTGTTTCATAAGAACCAAGACCATAAGTGCCTTCTTCATATTCTTTTAACCATTCTTTTAACTTATTCCAATTATCTTTTAGTTGTTTATTTTCTTGCTCTAATTTTTCTAATTTTTCACAATTGCTAGGACACCATATATCTTTTTCTATCAGTTCTTGGATTTGTATGCTGGCATTATGTAATTGTTTCTTTAATTCTTGGTTTTCTTTTAAAATAGGGCTTACAATTTCGTTAACTGTTGCATACATAAGTTTCCCATTGTTTGAATTAATATTAAATACCTTTGTATCTTCTCTTGTTTTGTAAGCATATTCGCTAGCCAACTTTTCATACATGTCATGAAATTTTTGTGTCATTTCTAGTATTTCTTCACTCATTTATTCCACCTCTTCCATAGGAAGTATCTTTAAATATTCTATTTTATTCATATCTAAAAGTGTTCTCCAATATTGTACTTTATAACCATGATTCGTTTGGATAATATTTACTCCCAATAATCTTATATAATTATCAAAAAAATCAATTGTTTCTAAATTATGTCCACCAACATTGCAACCATTTTTTTCTTTATATTCATAATAATATTTCATTTTATTTATTCCACTCCTTTATCATTATAATTAATCCTATAATTCCTCCTATACCAACTAATCCCCAGAATATTAATGGTATATATAACATAAGTGTTTAATCCTCCTTTTTATTCCACCTATTACTTTTCTGGCATCTCATAAACAGCCGTTGTATTAAACATTTTCTTAATATTATCTCCGCTAAAACCTTTAAATAACGCTGAATTATTACCATAGATATCTATCATGCGTCTTGCGATTAATGAATCTTCAATCGCATTTAACACTTCGAGTGCTCTTTCTTTCAATTCATAGTGTCCTAGCATTGTTTCTTCATGGAATATTCCGAAATCCTCACCGGTTTTTGATATAGGAATATATAATTTACTATTAATTGGAACTAATTCCATTTTATCTTGACTTCTAACCCACATTACACTATCTCCACCTTTCCACTAGGGTTCTCTAGGCATGCTATTCTAAGACTTTTTAAAGATTTTAAAAGTCCTTCATATGAACCCCATCCATTTTTCGGATTTAATTTTTCATATTCTTCTTTGTTTTCCATTAAATCATCAATAGCACGATTTAAAACTGGAATGGCGTCTTTACATTTCATACCATCAAGTAGTTTAAACCCAAGATTTTCATCAATACATTTATAATACATAGGGGCAAGATTATATGTAATATTGTCTTCATACACATCTACTAATCTTTTTGCTTTTACACTGACATCTAAACTCATTATTATCATTCCCTTCTATAGTTATTATACATAATTATTCACTATAAGTCAATATGTTTATTATAAAATGAAAAGAAAAACACACTATCAGTTAAGATAGGTGCTTTTCAGCAAAAATTAAGCAAATGAGCATTCCTTGTTCGGAATACAATTAGTATTATAGTAGATGGTTAGTGTTTTGTCAATATGTTTTAGGTTGATTTGTAGAATGGTGTAGAATAAGGTTTTGTGATTTTTAATTTTGCTAGAGCCCTTGCCCCGGGTTGGGGGGCTTGTTTTGGTATATACCCCACCCCGACGAGTAAGCTTGATATTTTTTCTTCTGTTGTTAAAAAAGTATTGACTTTTTTCGTAGAATATGTTACAATTAATACATACAAGGAAAGGAAGAAAGAAAGAAATGAAAACAACAAAAAAACAAATAATGCAGTTTGCCACTTCAGTAAATGCGATCGACTTAACAAATGCCGACAGTGAAGAAGTAAACAATATTAGAAAAAGCGACAATATAAAAGAGGTAAGCTATGCCGTTGGTACTTATGGCGTGATTGCGTGGCTAGGTGTAGGAAAAAGCGGAAGATATTATTACATACACGCTAGAAACACCAATTTATTTATAGTTATGTAGTATCAATATGTACACAATAAACATTTATAAGTTTACTCTTTTAAAAGTCGGCAAGAGAAAAAAGAAATATTTTGAATTAGTAGACTGTTATAAACATATTAATTCAAAGGAGTTAAGCAATCAAGCGATCAATGCTAAAAAAGTCTATTATGACAATCATTTTTACATTGATATAGTAGACGAAAAGACTAAAAATGAAATGATAAAGAAAGGAATGAATTGAAATGATAAGACTATTTATTAATATTACTAAATTGTTGGTAGTTTTACCTATGCGTCTAGCATTATATATATTAAAGGTTGTATTTCTGCTACCTTTAGTAATTATAAGAAGTTTAGGAGGTAGCAGATAATGGACGATAAGAAGATAAAAAAGCTATACGATAGAATAAAAAAAGGGGAAAACATTAAAGAAATAGAGGGAAAACGCGTACAAGTGTATACCTACTGTTATATCTATTTACATAAGAGATATACAAAAGAGATGATTAAATGTTTAAGTATATGGTCTAATATACCGATAACGGAACAAAAGGAAATTGAAAGTTTAATAAAGGAAGTGATGAAATAATGGAAAGAGATGTTTTTAACGACGGCGTAATAGTTTATAGAAACTTATTTACAAAGATAATTAAATGTAATGATCAATCAAATGTAAGAAATGGATACACCAGATACAAAGTATTAAATGATAATAATATTATAATGGTGTTCGCTTGTAAAGATAATGACAATCCTTATCAAAAATACATTGAAAACAAAAATAAATAAAAAGGGGTGTTATAAATATGACTATAAAACAAAAAGAATTTTTAAAAGAATTCAAAAACTTATTACTAAAATATAATGCAGAAATAGGGTGGACTTGCGACGAATGTAGCGACACGCACGGACTATATAACGACCATTTATATATTAGCATGCTAGGGCAGAAAGATATTGATTTGTATAATAATAGTATAGACTATAACGACCTAGACGAACTATACAAAAGAGCAAAGATGGGGGTAAATAATAAATAAAAGAATAAAGGTATAAAAAAGTTTATACCTCTTTTTGCCGTGGCACTGAAAAAGTGCCTTTTTTAATACCTTTTTTAGCTATTTTTCACTAAATGCGTTTTAAAGCCCCTTTTTTGCGTTTTAAGAGACTTTTCTTTTTTCTGCTATTGTTACACTATTTTTGTTTTAATCGCTTTCTATGTGTAAATAAATAAGGGATAACGACCGGTTGGAAGTAAGATTAGAAAGTGCGTAAACTTCTTTAAATATTTTTGATTAAAAAATGTTTTGATTTTTGAAACACCTAAAGTGGAACGGGGCTTTATAGTAAAATATTTTAATTTTTCTTCCAATAACTCGAACATTTTTTGAAAAAATTGATTTTAAAAAAGGCGAACATTTGTATAAATATATAGCGAACAAGTGTATGCTTTTTTAGGTATAAAAAAAGTGTAATTTGTTTACACTTGATCGACATTTATTTGTCTTGTTCTAGTGTCAACTGCTCCTCGATCATCTGTATGCTATCACTCTCGTGAACCCTTGAATTTAAAGGGGTTAAGCTCACTCTAAGATTAGAGCTATCAGACATGGAGTACCAATTGCGCGAGAGGAAACTATATAGGTTTGAGCTGATTGTTCCGTCTATTGCACCTAGTAAAGTTACATCATGAGCTATCTCATAAAAGTTGCAAACAAATGTATGACTTTTACAGTTTTCATCCATTCTACTTTTAGTCAATCTCTTATCATCCACACCACTATAAGCACAAAGACCACTAATAGTAGGTACTTGCTTAGTATTCTTACATAACATGGTATAGTCAATAATATCTTCAATAAGCTCATCTTCACTAACTGTTTGCTTTTTAGATAAACAATTCTGAATAAACCTACCATACATATTATCCAAATAGCTACTAACATTACTATCACTAAATAACTTACCTACCTTAGAAACTGCGTACTGTTTTGACTGATTACTCTGAAGTCTATCAATCGTACTAGCTAGGCGATCTTCCTTAGTAGTATTGTATCTAGCTGTTTGTCTATTACTAGAATTTTCTGAATACTCAACACTTTTACATAACTCTTCTTCTAATCTTCCACTATTTCTAAAAATATCTATAATCTTCTTTTTATCTTCTTCTTTTTTCTCATCACTATCATTTGCAACATCAATATTTAACTTTTTTAATTCTTCATCTAATAATTTAACATCATAAACTTTTTTATCAATACATAACTTTTTTAATTCTTCATCGTTTAATTTTTTAATATCATCTAAACTTTTAACATCTTCCCTTTTTAATTCTTGCATATTAGTATCACCACATAAATAAATTATATCATGCTTTTTAAATTATGTCAACATAGTCTACAATTATCTTTAAAAATAATGCCTAAAATCTTTGGTTACACTTATAAAATAAGGCTTTACAAGATTTGTAACCTAACAAAATAGCTTTGGTTACATTTTGGTAACATCTCTAAACCCTTATAAAATAAGCCTTTATCTTATTCTCTTTTATTTTGTAACCTAGTAACCAAGTATATAAAATCAGAAAAAGCATATAGTACAATATAATGACAAGTATAATAATAAAAAAATAAGTGTATTTTTATGTATGTATAATTTTCCGCCTATATAGGAAATTTAAATTTTTGGTTACAACTAGCATAAACCCTTATAAATAAAGGGTAACCAAGAGGTTACCAAGTGGCGTAACTTGTAACCCAAGATGGTTACAAAGTAGGTTAATATTGAATAATATTGAATAATATTGAATAATTATAAAAAAGGTGCCATTTTTTTGACATGCCGTTATTTTGTACATATTATGACTTTTTTTGAATAATATTATTAAAAAAACAAAGACATTTTTTTGACACCTTATTAAAAAATCTTGACACAATATTGTCATTGTGATATTATATCTTACGAAAGGAGAGATGTGTTATGCCATTTATTATGATCGGAAAAGAAAAATATGAGATTGATTATGTATTATATAGTAATGATATGCGACTTATACTTTTTAAATATAATTCAAGAAAAAGATTAAAAAAAGAGTTAAGAAGTGTGTTTAATACAAATAGTTTTGTTGTTTTAGAAAAACGGCTTGATAAGTATAATTTAAAAGTAGAATTGATTACAAGAACAAGAGCTTTTGATTATTATGAGATAACAACGAAAAATATTTATGGTGGTCGTGTTAAAATGAATAATAACGGTATGAAAATTAAGTTTAATTTAAGTAGTGTGAAAGGAAACGAAGAATAATGACAAAAATAAATAGGAATATTAATTATCCCGAAATTGATGAGGGTATGGTTATTCAATTTGATTTTATTAATATGGATAATGAAGACAATTTTAGACTTTATTATGTTGCAACACCTTTTAATGGTTTTTTACCTATGCTTAGACCTATTATTATGGGGCTTGATAGTTATAATAAAACGCTTGAAGATATTAATAAAGAATTGGAAGAGATTAAGACAACTTGTTTTTTAATGGAAGTACATGAAACTTATAATTATTATGAGATATATGCAAATAGTAGAATTACGAAAGAAGTTATCAAAAGAGCAATTGCTCCAAAAATAGATTTTACGAGTATTAGCATTGGAACTTATCAAAAGAGTAATCGCCCTGAAAATAAATTTTATGAGTATTAATATTAAATAAAGTATATAAAAATATATACTTTTTTTCATACTTTTTTCTCTTTAATTCATAATAAAATCAACGCTTTTTTGACTTTTATTGAATTTTTTTACAATAATTTTAAAAAAAGTGTTGACTTTTTTAACAATAAGTGGTATTATTGAATTACCGAAAGGGAAGAAAGGATGATTTTATGAAAGATATTTATGTTGATATTAGAAATGATTATGTTATGCAAGAGGTATTTAAAGGAAAAGACTTCGTGTCAATTGAAGATTTACTTGATACCATTGATAGCTTAATGGGGGATCTTGATGAAAAAAATAAGAAGATTAAAGAATTATCAGAATTTAAAGATAATATGTGTAATAAAATAGATGATAACCCATATAGTTATTACGGTGTTAATGAAAGTGATTTTTAATAAAATATGAAAGAGAGGGTGTGTTTGAATATGGTATTTTATAATTTAACAAGTAAAGAATTAGATAGCATGAGACATAGTATTAAGTATGGTACAAAAGAGTATTTTGAATATGACTTAATGGAAATGGTTGATAGTGTATATTGTTACAATCATTATGGAAATAATTATGATAAATATTTAAATAATAAATACATTATGAACTATTATTTAGATACATCATTTGTAAATGGTGCTAGATTATCAAAAGAAGTAGTTGAAAAAGTTGTAAAAAATAGAGTTGATTATTTATGTGAAAATACTTCCGTTAAGTATGGTGTTTATACTGATGATGAAGATGTTACATATAATCATCTAGTATTTAATAAGGAGAGTGAATTATAATGAAAAATGGAAAAATGTTTGATTTAAAAAGTGAATATGATAGTGCGAAAAGTTTTGGTGGTAAAGCGAAAATTATAGAGGTTAAAAATAGAAATATAACTGACTTACAATTATATAGCTATAATACCTTTGTAGCAAGAATTACTATAGTACATGGTATAAAAACATATTATTGTTTTGGTAAGTATTCGTCTACTACAACAAGACATCAAAAAGAGTTTTTTAGACAAAATGGTTTAAGTGAAGTAGAGATATCAGAATTATTTAAAAATGGTAAATTAGAAGTTAAGGAGAGTGAATAGTATGGAACTTACAAAAACTTATTTATTAGGTGTTGTGGATAACACTATTCTTACTTGTGAGATTACAAAAAGATATAAAAGGAATAACTACAATGAGGTTAGTATATCTTTTAATGTTGGGGAACTTATTAATATTACTAATATTGATGAGGACTATACACGAGATTATTTTGAAGAAATGTTTGATTGTATGGATAGTGCTACAAAAATAGATTGGTTAGAAAATGGATATATCACAAAAGATGAATGGATAGACAATCAAGTTGCTGATTGTAATTATAGAGATATATGTGATTGTTCTTGTACTGATTATGAAATTTTAATAAAAGGTACTAATTACAACTTTGAAACAACTTGTTGTGGTCAATATGACATTAGAGAACAATCTAACTTTAAAGATTTTGTTTATACTAATAAAAAAGCATTTAATTTAATTATGGAATTGTGGGATAACTTTCATATTAAAAAATTAAGTGATGAGGAAAATAAAAAAGTAGATAATATAATTGAAGAAATCACTAGATTGTTAAATGACTATGATTGTGATGATTTTGAGAATAACAATTGTTATAAATTTGTTGTTAGTAATATGGGTGTGTTAGAAAATGATTAAAACATTATATAGTGAAATAACTTATGGAGATATGGTTGAGCTATTTTATGATACTAAAAATAAAAAATATATCTTAATTATAAATAATGAAAAACAAATAATCAATAACAATTGTGAAAAATGTGATTATAAAATAAAGGAGAGTGAATAATTATGGAAGATAAAATAATTGATATTATATATGATTTGATAAAAGATAAAAATCTATATAATTATGATAACGATGAAGATTTAAAAAATGTTAAAATTGAAGTTTTTACAAATATTTTAGGAGATAAAGTTATGTCTCTTAATATAGGGAATAGTGAGTACCTAGTTAGTTGTGAAGAAATTTGGAGGGATAGTAATGTTTAGAAAAGGTTTAGAGGAAGAGTTTAATGCTTGGCTTGATAATACCGAGTTTAACAGTGAAGTATTTGATAAAGTTAATGATTTAACTGATGCAGATAAAAATTATATTATAAATGCTGTGTTAGATGATGAACAGTTAACACAAGAGATGTTTAATTGTTTTGAGTGGTATTTAAATAGATATCTAGAAATATACAAGGAGAGTGATTAGTATGGAAAAGAAATATATTCATTATAAAAAAGTAGAGGGTAATTTTGGTATAGAAATAGACGAGAGTGTAGCTAAAAAATACATAACATTAAAAAAAGAAATAGCACGCCTTGAAAAAGAGCTTGCTCCTATTGAAGATAAATTAAAAGAAGATAGTATAGATGTGTTATCAAAATTAGAAGAGAAGAAGTTTACTTCAAATGATATTAATATTACTTATATAAAACCGTATATTAAAAATAGCTTTGATACAACTAGATTTAAAAGTGAAAAACCTACTCTATATAAGAAATATATAAAAGAAACAAATGTAAAAGCAAGTGTTAAAATTGAGGTGGTATAAAGTGGGATTGGCAAATATAGAACAAATGATAAAAAAGTGTGGGAATAACCCTAGAGTTTTTAAAAACGATGGATCACTTACGAAACAAGGAGAAAAAACATTAGAGCAGATGAAAGAAGTATTTTCAATGTTTACTAGTGAGAGTGGTTTATTATCAGATGAGTATAAAAACAATGTTTTTTCCCGCATTGATAACATAATTAATAATAATAAGATAGATACATCTTTAAATGGAGCGTTACATACAACTATAACGGATAAAGATAAAGAGAAGATATATTTCCTTTATAGGGAAAATGGTGTAACACAACAATCTCTTGCAAATGCTTATATGGTAAGTCAACAAAGAATAGCGTACATTATAAAAGAAATGAAAGAAAAGAATGGTAAAAAAAGTTAAAATGTGATACAATAATTATAATGAGGTGAATAATATGACAAAAGAAGAGATAGGTAATTTTTATGATAAACTATCAGATCGTGAAAGAGGTTTTATGTTTAAATTGATATCATCATATGGAAAACTAAAAAAAGATAATAAAAACTTACAAGGTAGAATAGAAAACCTAGAGAAAACACTTGAAAGAAAAGAACAAATTATAATTGAATTACGACTAGAATTAGTAGAAGAGGGTAAAAATGCTTGATAAATCGATCAAATACGGTAAAGAAAAGAGAAAAGTATATAGAGGTGCAAAAGCTGTTGATAAGTGTTGTAGAAATCACGGTAGTTGTAAATGGTGCTTAGAAAACCGACTTTATAGTAGTAGAAAGAGGAAGATGATGTATGAAAATAATGATATCAAATGTAATTGTAATAAAAAATCCGACAAAAGAAATTAAAGATTTTTGTATAAAAGAACTTACATTTAAAAATCCGGAATATCAGAAGAAGTTAAAAATGGGTTTTTATGCTTATGGTACTCCAAAAGAAATAAAGCTATATGATATCTATGAAGATAAAATATATGTTCCTACCGGTTTCTTTAATGATTTATGGAAAAAACATCCATACATTGATGATTATATTGATTATAGTACATCAGTACCCATTGAAGTTACAAGTAATATAAAACTTAGAGATTATCAAGAGCCGGCAGTTAGAGCAGTTAAAGAAAATATGTGCGGTATTATATCTATGGGTTGTGGTATGGGAAAAACTTGTACTTGTATACAGTGTATTTGTGAGACAAAACAAAAAACATTATGGATAGCTGGTACTATTGATCTAATTAACCAAGCAAAAGAAACGGCAGAGAGTTTGACTAGTTTGAAAGTTAGCTTAATAACTGAGGGAAAATGTGATACATCGGGAGATATGGTGTGTGGTACTCCGCAATCAATAATTAAGTTTATTGAAAATGGTACTTTAAAATCAGATATGTTTGGCTTTGTAGTACAAGATGAGTGTCATCATGTATCAGCAAGTCCAAAGTCTATGCAAATGTTTAGAAGATGTATAGAACATTTTGCAAGTAAATATAGAGTTGGTTTGACGGCAACTTGTTGGCGAAGTGATGGACTAGAGGGTTGTATATTAAAAATAATGGGTGGTATTATATATAATGTAGAACAATACAAAGATAAATATAGATGTGTATATAATAACGAGGTATTATTAGAATTACCTATGAATAAGTTTCAAGTACCGGCAATAATTAAAGTTATTGAAACGAACTATAATATAATTGATAAACCGGTGTATGATAAAAATGGAGGTACACTTCAGTTTGCAAGTTTGATTACAAATATATCAGAGGATAAAGAAAGAAACAATATCATTATTAAAACATTAAAAGGTATTGAGGGAAGTACAATTGTATTGTCGGATAGAACATCACAATTAGACTGTTTATGTGGTAAAGTAAATAATGGAGTAGTAGTTACCGGAAGTACTCCGAAAAAAGTAAGAGAAAAGGCATTAAACGATATGAGAGAGGGTAAAATAAAATATTTGTTTAGCACATATCAGCTTGCCAAAGAGGGACTAGACATTCCTATACTTGAAAATCTAGTTATGGCAACTCCTGTTAAAACTTTCTCAACAGTAAAACAAGCTGTTGGTAGATGTCAAAGACCTTATGGTAACAAATGTGTTGCAAGAGTTTATGATTTTATGGATAATGTGGGTATGCTTTATAACTTCTTCAATAAAAGACGAAGTATATATAGAAAGAATAATTGGGATATTGAAAACATTTATTTAGGAGGGGATTAATATGATATTAATATTATTGATTGTTGGTTTATTTATGATATTAATAGGAGCAGATTTTTAATGACATTTTCACAATTAATTATATACGAGGGTATAAAGAAATATTATAAAGCGAACGGATGTATGCCTACACTAAGAGAATTAGCAAACATCTGTTCGTTATCTAGTAGAGGTAATGTATCCACACATTTACATAACTTAGAAAAACTAGGTTATATTGAAATAATAAAAAATAAAAAAAGAGGTATTATATTAAAAGGAGACGGTAATATTGGATAAATTAGATATACAAACATATGTTCGTAATAATCAAGATACTATATATAGATTATGGAAATACAAAAAAGTATTTACACCTTATGAAATCAACGCAAGGTTTAAAGATGAAAGTATTTACGAAGAAGATATTTGTACATTTGTAAAAATAGAAGAAGTTATTTACTTGCCGAATGATATGCTAATAAAGTTTAGAGTTATGTCTGAGAATTTTGTATGTGATGATGTGGAAAAAAACTTTATGGATAGTGGGTTTTATATATTTGAAAGATTATCAGATATAAAGTTATCGGAGTATGATCGTGATAATGGACGAGAGGTATAATAAATTACTTGGGGCATATAAAAAATTAAAGAAAAAATTATATATGGTTGAAGATATTTATTTCTCACATATGCGGACATGTGCTGAAAGAGAAGCTCATATAAAATATTTAGAATGGAAAGTTAAGGATTTGGAGGAAAGATTGAATTATGATGACAGATAAAGATTATAATGGAATTGCACTTGAACTTGTAAAAATGAGTATTGAAAATAATGAATACCCAGAATTAGGCAGAGTATACATTGATGGTCATAAAGACATACTCGACATGGCTTTTTTATATAATTATTATTACGAAAAAATAACAGAAAAAAATCTAAAAAAAAGGGAACAGGTCTCTATAGTAAAAAATAATGAAAAAAGTTCTAATAACTCTGAGTTTTTGCAAAGACTTAGAGAAAAAATTGTTGAAAATTCAGGAGACATGGAACCTAGAGTTAATACATTATTATTAAATATGATTGACACAGAACTTAAAAAATAATTTTACAAAATGTCACGAAAACAAGTTGACATTTTTTTTATTTTATAGTATGATTTAATCACAGAGTAGCATTGTGAGGTAGATATAATGAAGACAACTCAAAACCCTAGAATATATTTTCTTAAAAATAAATATAATCGTAAAGAACTACTTGGTGGTAGAAAGATTAATTATGTAAGCCGAGAGATATGTTATAATAGAGAACATGTAGCACTCATACTTAAAGGAGAATTTCCTTGTAGTAAGAAAACAGCTGAAGATTTAATCAATGCTTTATCACTAAAAGGTAGTCTTGACGATTATTTTTATATGATGAATAAGGAGGAGTATGAGACATGGAAAAAGACACTAAAGAATTAACAAAAGAAGACTTACTCAATCCTGACTTCATTCCTAGTATATTTGAGAATTATAAAGACCCACAAGAAAGAGAAGAAGTACTTACTGAAATAATGGAAATTGGCAAAACTTATAAGGTGGGTGGAAAATTAAAAGACGCAATAGGAAGATGCACACAAGCAGAGCAGAGTATTGCTGGTCAAGTGTTTAACTTTTTAATTTTTAATAAATCGGGTAATCCTGAAGTAACTACACAAAACTTTTTAAATATTTTTGAGAATGATCCCAAAATATCTAATAATGTTAGGTATGACGAATTTTCAGGGATAGTTAGTAGATTTAAGAATGGTAAATGGGTACCATGGACAGATTCAGATGATTCCGATTTAATGTGTGATATTGAAAAAGAATATAAAATATATAACTCTGATAAATATTATAAAGCGTTTGATAAATTTATAAAAGATCGTGCAGAAAACCCACTAAAAGAATTGATAGAAAGAGAACCTTGGGACGGTGTTCCAAGATTAGATAGATTTTTAATAGATATATTTCATTGTGATGATGAAAGATACACTGAAGAGGTATCCCGCATGATATTTTATGGTGGCATTAGTCGTTTATACGACCCGGGGTGTAAATTTGATTACATGCCAATATTTATAGGAGCTCAAGGAACTTATAAAAGTACCCTTGTTAAATGGCTTGCTTTAGAAGAAAAATATTTTAGAGAGATATCTACAATTGAAGGTAAAGATGCTATGGAAATACTTGAAGGTGCTTGGATATGCGAGTTTGCGGAACTACTAGCGATGGTGAGAACTAGAGAAGTTGAAGCAATGAAAGGTTATATAAGCAGGACAACAGATACATTTAGAAGAAGTTATGATAGAAGAGTATCACATGTTCCTAGAAGCTGTATTTTTATCGGAACAACAAACGAAGAAGAGTTTTTAGTAGATAAGACAGGTAATAGAAGATATTTACCCATTAAAATTCGAACAAAAATGGGTGAGTTTTATGGAAAAGAAGAAGAGATAAAAAATTATATATTATCTTGCTGGCGAGAAGCTCTTTATTTATATAATCACGGACAGACATATTTATCGCTACCTCTTGATGTATATGAAATTGCGGTTAGAAAACAAGAAGGGGCTGTTGAAGATGACCCTAAAGTTGGTTTAATTAGAGAATATCTTGATAATCAAGAAGTTGGATATAAAGTTTGCTGTTTAGAATTATTTACAAAATGTTTAAATGGAATAAAGAAGAACTATGATAGAAGTGCATCTCGTGATATTGGCAGGATATTAAATAATATACCTGGTTGGGAACGAGGAGAGAAACCAGCAAGACTACAAGACTATGGTGTTCAGAAGTATTGGGAGAAAATGGAGTGATTATTATATGGAAAAATTAAGAGTGTTAGAATTATTCGCAGGTTTGGGTGCATGTAGTAAAGCACTTGAAAGATTAAATATACCACATGAAATAGTAGATGCTGTTGAAATAGATAAATATGCTATTCAAAGTTTTAATGCAATACATAAAACTGATTTTGAACCACAAGATATAACAACTTGGGATAAAAATATTGATGTGGACTTGATTTTGGGGGGTTTTCCTTGTCAAGATATTTCACTAGCGGGAAAACAAAAAGGAATTGTAGAAGGTGAAACTAGGTCAGGTTTAATGTATCAAATGATGAGAATCATACAAAAATTAAAACCAAAATATGTTATCGCTGAGAATGTGAAGAATATTTTAGCTGATAAACACAGACCACAATTAGAAGAATATTTACAATTTTTAAGTAGTAATGGTTATAGAGTAACAATGGATATATTAAATGCTTGTGAAGTTGGGCATCCTAAACCAATCCCACAGCATCGTGAGAGGATTTACATAATAGGAGTTAGAGATGAGAATACTTAATAATTATGATATAGACGAATGGGGTAATGTTTATTCATATATATCAAATAAATATTTAAAGCCATATTTAGACAAAGATGGGTATTTATGTATCACAATACATTCCAAGCATTACAAAATACATAGATTAGTTGGGGAAAATTATTTAAATAACCCTTATGATAAACCATGTATCGACCACATTGATAGAAATAAATTAAATAATCATTACTCTAATTTGAGATATGTAACACCTAAAGAAAATTCTAATAACATAAACACAATCAACCATTTACGAAATATTGGTAAGCGATATAAAACAGAATATGGAAAACCCATTGTTGATAAAAATGGTAAGATATTTCCAAGTATAATAGAAGCATCTAAACAATCGAAAGTGTCGAGAAGTGTTATTCAATATCATTTAAAAAATAAGACAGGAGAGTGGAAATATGTACAAAAAGTGTAATGAAATATTAACCAGATTAGAACAAGAGGGTAAAATAAAGAGATTAGACTTTCATTTCCCCGAAAAACAACCTTTAGAATTACGATTAAAAGATTTATTGGATGATAAAGTCGATGAAAAATATTATTTATCAGATACTCAAGTAAATAGAATTAAAACTAGCACATATACATCAAACAACAGGAGGATACAGAAAAAAGACTATTGTGATACATTATGTGCTAGGGATTGGAAGGACCCAAAATGTGTGGAAGTTGATAGATTATATGGTATTTTTGATAATGACAAATCAACACACCAAGCAGGTTCGGTATATGATACGGAAGGGTTATCACCAACACTTGACACAATGCAAGGTGGATGGAGGCAGCCATGTATTCAAATAAAAAATGCTACAAGGCAAGGTTATTTAGAAGCACATGATGGAGACGGATGCTATATAACCAATATCGATAAAAAACGAGATACTGTCCAAAAAGGAATGATACCTACACTAAAAACAAGTCCTGATATTGGATGTGTTACAACGGATTTGAGGATAAGGAAACTAACCCCTAAGGAATGTTGGAGACTCATGGGATTTGATGATGTTGATTTTGAAAAAGCAGAAAAAATAAATTCTAACACTCAACTTTACAAACAAGCAGGGAATAGTATAGTGGTAAATGTTCTTGAAGCAATATTTAAAGAATTGCTTAGTGAATATATACTAGATTTAGATAAATGGAGTGATTTAGATTAAAAGTAATTTTATATTACTTTTTTTAATTTTCCTATTGACTTTTTTTGTAGAATAGTGTAGAATTAAATTAAGAAAGGAGATAACATGAAAACATATTATAAAAATAAAAGAAATAAAGTAGGGTTATCGCAAAGCGATATGGCTAGGGAACTTGGTATTCCTTGTGTGAAATACGAACAAATAGAGAGAGGAGAAATAAAAATGCCAAAAAAATTAATTGATAAGTTTAATGAAATAATTACTCGTGGTAATAATATTCATTCACTTGAAAAATTAGAACACGAAAGAGAGGTGAACGAATATATTGATTGGTTAATTAAAGATGATCATTTAAAATTAGAAATGAATAGGTTTAATATATCAACTCGAACTGAATTAGGACAACTATTAGGATATAAGGATGGTACAATACTTAGTAAATTATTTTCGGGAAAATATGCAAATGGTTATGGTTATGATTTAAAAAATAAAATATATTTATTTTTTCATGACGAACTTAATATGCAACCAAAAAAATTAAGTAAACAAATATCAAATAAACAAAAATCAATTATGAGTGAGTTAAAAAAATATTGCGAAACTTATGGGTTAACACAACATGAGTTGTCTAAACAGATGTGCATGAGTCAATCTACAATTAATAGAATTTTAATGGAAACACGAACAGTAAGTAATTCAACTTTGAATAAAATAGATACTTTTTTAAAGAGCAAAGGTTTTAATAAGGATAGTGTAGATTCAACAGCAGATGAAAAATTCGTACCAGAAGTTATGTTTTTAGAACCAACACCAAACGAAGACACAGATATGCTTTTTCCAGAGTTACCAAGTGACGATTCTAATATAACAGTTGTAGATTTTAACTTAAATAGTTCTGAAAAAACTACTGATGTTACTATTCCTGATGAAACAGATTCAAAAGAACTATATAGTATCAAAAAGATATATAGTGAAAATCATGAAAAGATAAAAAAATTAACTGAAGAAATTAATAAATTAGTACAAAGAGAAGGTGTACTACTAGACATACTAAAAGAAATCGAGAGGTTATAATTATGGATTTAGCGATTAAAGTTTACGATATCGATTATTCGTTTTTATTAAAAAATTATCTGAACCCTGAATATTGGAATAAATCATGGCATTTATTTGTATATAAAGATTTTGTATTTGATTTATCGATGTATAGTATTGATTGTGAAGATAAAAAAATTTGTTTTAAAATTAAAGGAACACACGACGAAGATAGCAGGTGCAATTATATTTATTATTATATTAATAATACAACAATACCAGTGCTTAAAAAACAAATAAATGGTGCAATAATAAGCGTTATGGAGAATCTTGAAAAATATGAAATTCGTGAGCAAAACGGATATGCTCATCTTTGTAAATTAGAAACTGAAGAAAACGAACAATTAGAAAGTTTAGCGGTTGATTTCTTAGACGAGCACGGAATTGACAATAAAAAGTTACGAGAGTTATTTATAGATGACTACAAAAGTGCTTATGGTACTGTGTATGAAAAAAAAGAGGCATATGTTGAGAATAACTTATATACAGTATTTACGGATATGTTTGTTACTTTCACGAGTATCACTAAAGATGAAACAAGACTTAATAACATACTTGCTAAAACAAGAAGTACTATTGATTTGAATAAGATTAATAAAGAACTTGAAGAGTATGGTTGCACTTTAACTTCAAAAGAGCATTTAGAATATTTGAAAGATGGTTTAGAGGAGATTGAGATATAATGAGAGGTGTTTGGGAAAAATTAAACATCCTATATGTGAACAAAGGTCTTAGAATATTTCCTGTAATGGAAAATGGAAAATTACCAATACTAAAAAGTTGGCAAACAGAATGTTCGGCATCATTTACACAAATTTTGTATTGGATTGAGAACGCTAAAAATTGTAATTGGGGACTTCCAGCAACACCAAATAACCTATTTGTTATAGATTTAGATGTACATGATGAAAGTAAGAATGGAATAGAAAACTTTGCGAAGTTGCTTTCTGATATCGGACTATCATGTGAAGAAGCAAATACTCTTATCCAAGTTACACCATCGGGTGGTAAACACTTAATATATTTATCGGATAATGAATTAAAAGAAGTTGCAAATACTTCACAAAGTTTTGATAAATATCCAGGTATTGATGTTCGTACAAGTGGTTATATAGTAGTTGAACCATCAGTGATAAATGGTAAAGAATATAAGTTTATAACAGATGTTGAGCCACAACCTATGCCAGAAAAATTAAAAGAGTTTATATTGAATAACTCTGAAAAAAAAGGCAAAGAAAAAACTCCTTATGTTAAACCTAAGGAGCAGGTTGAGATTGGAAATCGTGATACGTCGTTATTTCAATATATAACTCATTTATACTACAAAACAGATTTAGACTTTGACGAAATATTACTACTAGCCGAAGTGTTTAATGAGAGTTTTGAAGAACCATATCCAAATCGGGATGTTGAATATAAGGTTAAAAAAGCCTTTGAGAAATCTCGTGGTAATAGAATAATAATTAATGTAGGAGGAGAAGATGGATAATAAATATACGAATAATATAAAACGAGCTGTAAAAAGAAAGATATTAAGTGAGATAAATATGTTTATTAGTATAGTCAATGTTCTTGTGAGTGGTTTAAATGCTTTTATATTCCACAATGAAATATTAACATATATTTGTGTAGTTTTACTAATTACAACTATCACAACTTTTGGTTATTTAATAGTAACAGAATAAAAAAATTGAGGAGGAGTCCTCAATTAAGAAATGAACAAAGTGCTAAAGTTAATTTAACACTAATATATTATAACATATTTGTGAAGTTTAGTAAAATCTATTGACTTATAGTGAATAATTATGTATAATTTAGATAGGAGGTAAGGTTATGGACTTTAAAGAAATGATGAAGCAAAAGAAAATGGAACTATCGATGAGCAACGCACAATTTGCTGAGTATATTGGTAAGCATCGTTCGTGGGTTGTTGCACTATTTAATCCGAATGCGATACCAAGACCTCTAAGAGAAACAACAATGTATGTACTTCATGATAAGTTAAAAATTCCGTTTGAAGTGATGGAAGAATATAACGAAAAAGTTTTAGAAAGTAGAGGTTAAGATATGGGTCTTAAACAACAAGTTGTAGGAAAAACATGGGAACAGGAAATCATTGATGCTTATTATGATAAAGGTTGGCAACCATTTAAAATACCGACAGAAATAAAAGGAACCTGCTTTGATATTATTTTAATTAAAAACTCTAGTTGCATGTGTATCGAAGCGAAACATATACAGGGTGATAAGTTGTATTTTAAAGGTAGTGGACTTTCGAAAAAACAAGATGAGTTAAATCATTTCGTGAGCCATTGTAAAACCAATGTTTATATTTTTGTTAAGTCAGACAAAACAGGATGTTTTTGGACAAGTTGGATAGAGGCTAAAAACCATTTTCTAAAAAAAGGTTATATTTGTAAAGAAGATTGTATAGATATGGGGGGTATGTTAGAGTGATATATAATGTTGGCGATAAGTTAGAATGTTATAGTTCTAGTGGTAAATCAGTTTGTACGATTTCAGCAGACGGTATAAACTTTGAGGGATTGGACTGGGGTGATTATGATTATACACTTGATGAAACATATTATCCAACCAATCATGACTCAGTTACACTAGAAACAGGTGGTATAGTCTGTAATGGTGAAACAATTAGAAGTTTTATGGATGTTGGTAATGGTGATGTTCAGAATAACATACAAAAGACATATCAAGCAATTATGAATAAATGGGGGAGTAAATGGAAATATGAATATAAAAATAAGGAGGAGAAAGAAATGAATAAAGTTTTAGAATTATATTATGAAAGAAGAATAAATAAATTAGGAGAGTTTTTTAAAGAAATTAAAGAACAAGAATACAATGAATTAGAGGTTGTTAAAGAATTTAATAATGTTGTTGAAGAATATAATAATAAAATGCAAGAATTAATGGGGAAATATAGAGAAGAAGATGAAAATATGTCTTTGATACATAAAACAGGATATAATGAATACCCTTATGTACTTAGTCACGCCGTTAAAGATGACATTGTTAAATCTTTAGGCAAACAGTATGAAGAAGATAAAAAAGCATTACTTGAAGAAAAAGAAACAATTGCAGCTGTATTATCTTTAAGTGAAGATAAAGATTATCAAGTTGAAGTATTGAAAAACTACGGAATACTTGATAAAAAAGGCATGATGGTAGAGGATGATGAATAATGGATGAACCTATTTTTAAAAACTATAAAGAAAAACAAGCATACTATAGAGAGAAATATAAAAATAGGGGAACCATCATTCACATAAGTAAGATAATTGATAGATACGGAAAAGTGAAACAGTCTGGAAAAACTTATCACAGTGAAAAAGGTGAAGAGCGTGCTATCAAAAGAAGAGCAAAAGAAGAAAAATGAAAAAATAAGAAAGGAGAAGAAACTTAATTATTATTTAAATAAGCAGGTTTCTTCTTTTTATATTTGGAGGAATTATGGTTAAATATACTAAGTTTGAATTAATAGAACGAATATTAACTGGGTTAATAACTGATGGTAGTTATTGGTTAATTGATAAGGTACTTTGTAAATGGGAGGATGAAGGTAAACGCTTTATTTTAATAATGCACCCTAATAGAATCGCCGGTTTTGAATTTAATGATTTAAATGAAGTTGTATATGAGCTTGTAGATTATGAGGTAAAAGATAATGGATAATTATAAATCACAACTTGAAATAACTTTAGAAAACTTAAAGAATGCTAGAAAAAATGACAACGATTATCTTATTGAAAATGCTGAAATCGAAGAATTATTAAATTATTTAGAAGTGATACAGAGAACTATGAGTACTTTATTAGTACAAGAAGATAAACATTTACATAAACTTAATGATATTCAAGACATCTGTGATGATGCACTTCGTTCGGAAGAAGCAGAGAACGATGTAATAAATATAACAATTATAGAAGAAATAGAAGAGGTGTTAAATAGAGATGAGTAACGAGGAAATACAAGAAGTTTTAGATGAATTGCAACTCGTAAGACCGGAAAAGTTAAAACCAGATGCGAGACGATTATTCAATTGTATGATGACTATAGCGGATGATAGAGATAAATATATAAAAGAAAACCAAAAACTAAAAGAAGATATAAATTTTTGTTTACATTCAATTAAACAAGAAATGGACATGTCAAAAGATGAAAGAACAAGGAAGGAAATGTCTACTTGCTATGATATATTAAGTGGTGATGAAAATGATAAAAATACTTAAAAAAGGATATAAAACAAAACCCGAAGATATTGTTTATGTAAAAAAGTGTTACGTTTGTGGTTGCAAATTTACTTATCAATTAAATGACTTACATATGGGATATGATTATGTATATATTACTTGTCCCGATTGTGGTTATAGTCGTTCTGTATTTTTTAAGAAGAAATACAAAGGTGATAAAATTGGTAATAATCGATGAATATACTAAAAAATAATTTTACGGTAATGGAAAAGAAGGTGATTAAATGACATACATAAAAAGTCCTATATTTTATATGGGAAATAAATATAAACTTTTGAATCAGCTTGTTCCACTTTTTCCGATAGGTATTAATGTATTTTATGACATATTTGGTGGAAGCGGTGTAGTGAGTGCAAATGTTAATACTAAGTATATAAAATATAACGAAATCAATAATAATATTGTCGAACTATACAAATTGTTTTTAAAATATACACCAGAAGATATTGATTATAGTATAAGACAATATATTCACTCTTATAACTTAAATACCGAAGGTACGAATGTAAGACAAAACGATCCTGATGTAAAAGAAGTTAGAGATTTTTATAACCAAAATTATATAAACTTTAGAAATGCTTACAATAAATCCGATAGAGACTACTTAATGCTATACACATTAACTTTCTATAGTTTTAGTAATCTAATTCGTTTTAATGGTAAGAATGAGTTTAATATGCCTTATGGTAATAGATGTTATAGTATAAAACATTACGAGCAGATACAAGATTGGTGTAATTTACTTAAAAATAAAACGATTGAAATATCTAGTGAAGATGCGTTTAGTATATTACAAGATACTATATTTAATAAATACGATTTCATATATCTTGATCCACCTTACACAAACACTCTTGCTATTTATAATGAGAAACGAGCATTTGGTGGTTGGACCATTGATAGTGATTATAGACTATTTACCATACTAGAAAAATTAGATAAATGTGGAATAAAATGGGGAATGAGTAATGTATTTAAAAACAAAGATTCTATAAATCAACATTTAATAGATTGGTGTGAGAAAAATAATTGGAATGTGTATCACTTAAATAAAACTTATTCAGCTTTGGGTAAAGGTAATGCGAATAGTGATGAAGTATATATTTGCAATTATTTACAAAATAAATGGGAAGATTTGGATTAATGAGAGAGGTGTATTAATGAAATTTTGGATAAATAATAGGGAATGGACTATAGAAGAGGTCAACAGCAATTGGTTATTAACAGAATATAGAAAAGAAAACGATAACGGCGTATATTGTTTTGGTTTAACTAGATATAATGAGCAAGTTATCTATATAAACACTGAGGTACATAGAGATGTTAAAAAGCAAACTTTGTATCACGAGTTAATGCACTGTTATTTATGGAACTATGCTCAAAACTTTAATGAAGTAAGTGAGGAATTATTATGTGATATATCTGCAAATAGTCATGATATCATACATAAAATTGCAGAAACATACTTTGAGTTGAAAGATGGTGATAAAAATGGATTTTCCAACATTTGACGAATTATTAGATAGAGTTTTCTATTGTGATTCAGAGGTCTTCGCACACGACACTCTGTTTGTATTTATCTCTCATAAAACACAAGAACGATTTGTTTTTCACAACGCAACTTGTGATGAGTATCAGAATTTTATAGATGAATACAACCCAATACTTATAACATACAATGGGAAGTCCTATGATAAATATATCTTAAAAGCATGCATGCTTGGATATTCGCCTGAGGAAATCAAAGAGATAAATGATTTTATAATAGGCGGAAATAATGGATGGGAATATCCTTTTCAGGGTTATTGTGAAATGCCACCACTTTGGGATCTGTTTGATTGTATTAAAACATTCAAATCCTTGAAAGAAATCGAAGGCAACTTAAGAATGGATATTACAGAAACGACAATACCATTTGACCTTCCTGATAAATGGAATAAACAACAATTTGAGGAGGTATTGTATTATTGTACTATGGATGTTAAAGCATTGATACCATTATTTAAAAGACTTTTGAATAATTATAAATCTAAATATATTATCTGTAAATTGGGAAATATTGAACCTGAGGTTGGTTTGGGTATGACGGATGCCAATCTAACAGCGACTCTACTTGGTGCGGAAAAACATGAATATAATGATCCATTTGATTATAAGTATCCGAGTGTTATTGATAAAAACAAAATACCGAAAGAAGTACTTGATTACATTGATGATTTAGTAGAGCATAACGACTTGAATTATAAAAGAGAAGCACCGTGTTTGGATTTAGAAACAATCTTATTCCAATGGGGTGTTGGCGGAAACCATTCTTTTGTTAAAACGGGTTCATTTAGTTTTGATAGAGGTGATTGTTTACAATGCAAATAAAGAAAGGTGATATCAATGGCACGAATATTATGTAATTTTGATGTTGGGTCATTATATCCTAACTTGGTTAGACTATATGGATATTCTAGTAGAAGTCAGAAAGATAAAAATGCTTATGTAAATCTACTTGATATGCGTATGAAAGCAAAACATGGAAAATTATCAGAAGATGTATTAAAACCAATGGGATTAACAAATGATGATTTAAAGACAGGTTTGAAGCTTCCACTCAATGCATACACGGGAACATTGAGAGCATCTTTTAATAAAAATGCGGACTTTAAACAAGGTTTTGGAATATGCACAACAGGTCAATTATTAATATTACAATTAGTGTATGACCTTCAAAAAATACCAACGCTTGAAATGGTTAGTACAAATACAGATGCGGTTATGTTTACAATCGAAGAAGAATATAAACCACAGGTGTTACAAGTAATAAAAGATTGGGAAGATTTAACAGGTCTTGAAATGGAAGAAGATAAGATTGTTAAAATTGTAATGCGTGATGTTAATTCATACTGTGAAATAGTGCAAGTTGGAGACAATGATTTTAAGGTAAACTATAAAGGTGGAGAGTTTAAAGGAAAACACAAGTTTAAATGGAATAAAGAAGAACGAATATTTGAATATTCATTCGATGATGAAATTGAAGCAAACTCTCTTACAATAGTTAGTGAAGCACTTCTTAAAAAATTGTTATTTGATATTCCAATTGAAGATACTATCAATAATTGTAATGACATATTTAGGTTTCAAATGATAACACATCTTGGTGGCACTTATGAAAAGTGCGTTCAAGAAAGCCCAAATGGTGATATCGAACTTCAAAGGAATAATCGTATTTATGCTTCAAATGGAACAAGTGGAACTATAATCAAAGTTAAGCCAGATGGTAGAAGAGACAGCCTCGCACTTTGCCCACCCAATCCAATTGTTGATAATAAAAACGAGTGTACTATTGAAGATGTTAATAAACTGTGGTATATTAAGATTGCCAATCAAAAATTAAATGATTTTCTAGGAATCAAGAGATTAACAGAATATAAAAAAGATGAACTACTAACCATGGCTAAAGACCTAGGTTTAGAAGTAGATAAAAAGACTAAAAAGGATGAACTAATAAAAATGATAGAAGAAAGAAATGAGGTAAAAGAAATGGCTACAAAAAAAGTAGAAACAAATGAAGAAACAAAAGGAATGAATATCTATGAAAAATTAAATAAGATGAAAGAGGAAATATCCACTATTGACTTTGTACTAGACAAGATATTACCAAGTAATATGGGTAGTGGCGAATATGCCAGTATAGGTCAACTGTATACAGCATTACACAAAGAGTGCCTAAAATATAATATATATTTCCAATGGGATGTGATTGAAGTTGGAGAACCTAAGGAACTATTTAAACCTACTGGAAAATTACCACAACACGTTTGGGATGGTACTTGGAAAGCGACTTTTATTAATATAGACAATACCAACGAAGTGGTTACAATCACAACTAAAGCAAGTGGTAGTGATATTTGTGATAAAGGTATTAGTTCTAGTTCAACAATGGCATTTAGAAACTTCTTTGATAAAAACTTCACACCAAAATATTTAAATCAAGGTGGAGAAGAAGTTATTCCATCAGAAGAAGAAAAAACTGAAGCTCCCAAAATACCAGCGTATATTCCACCACAAAAGAAAGAAGAAATAAAAGAAGAAGTTGTAAATACTAAACAAAATAGTACAGATGAAGATATTAAAAGAGTTATCGATACAATTATGAAAATAAGAGATATGAGTAATAACCCTGAGTATGGTAAATCAACATTAAACACAATCATGACAACAGAGATAACAGCAGCAGATTTACTTTCAATAGAATTAAAATTAAATAATAAGTTAGATGAGTTAGGAGGTAATAAATAATGAGTGCAGAATTATTATTAGCATTTATACTTGGTATCATAGGTGGTATATTATTATCAGTAATAGTTGTCTTTGGTATTTTTAAAAAATTAATAAATCTTAGTAAGAAAGAATTGGATAATAAATAATGGAATGGCATTATAGTGAAGATAGAAGACGAATAATATTAGATACACCGCCAAAACAACTCTTGAGAATAAGCGGTCACCGTATGGCAACTGTACTTGGGCTAAATCATTTTGCAACACCTTTCCAAGCGTGGGCAGAAATAACCAAGTTATTAAAAGTACCATTTGAAGAGAATAAATACCTAATTATGGGTAGAGTAGCTGAACCAAAAATAATAGATTATGTTAGAGATAAGTTCCCTAATGTAATGAGTATGGAAGAGTACTACGGGAATGCTATCGATGATTATCGTTATAATAATTTTAAACATGATAGCAAAATCTTTGGGGGAATGTTTGACTTTGTTTGTACAAAAAATGATAAGAAAACAATAACACTTATTGGTGAAATAAAAACAAGTGGGAAACCAGAACTATTCCAAAACAATAACGTTCCTCAAGAGTATCTTTTACAAGCTGCTTTATATGCTAAACTAAAAGGTTTGGATAAAGTGTTGTTTGTTATTTCTATAGTAAACGAGGAAGATTATATGCACCCCGAGATGTTTGTTCCAACCGATGAAAATACAACATTGATTGTAAAAAAATTAGACGATTTGTTTTTTGAAATAGATGGTGAATATTGTGGTATTGATGATTGTATGAGAAAAGCTGAAGAATTTTGGAATAACTATGTATTAACAGGTATATCACCAGAGTTCGATGAAAAATTAGATAAAGATTATTTAGATATAATAAGAGCAAGTAAACCATCAAATGATAACGATTTATCAACACTTTGTCTTGAAGGTATAAGACTTGCTAAAGAAATAAATGACCTTAAAGTAACATCAGGTTTATCTGTAAAAGAAAAAGAACTTAAAACAATTGAAAAGGCTATAAAAGAAGTTATGCTAAATTCAAATTTAGATTGTTGTGAAGGATACGCATTAAAAAGAAATAGCAAACAAGTGTTCGATGAAGAGAGGTTCGCTAAAGAACATCCAAAATCATATGAAGGATATTTAATTGATAAAATTGAAGTAAAACTTAGTAAAAATATAAAGGAGGATGATTAATTGTGTTTTACGATACAAAAATAATAATAAAAGCAAACATTAAAGATTATAATTTTAACGAAACTGGAATCAAATATATGAGTAAAATGAAAGGTTTAGATCCATATTTATTAGATTTATTAGCTGTAAATTTTTTAGAATTAGCTATAGATAATGGATTGACAAAAAAAGATGTATTAGACCATTTTAAAAATAATTATGAATTAGTGTTAAAAGAAAAGGAGAGTAGAAAATAATGAAAATAAAATTTAATTTAAATAATTATGAACCAATACCAGAAGGAGAACAAGTTTTAGAGATAACAAAAGCAGAATGTAAACCATCTGGAAAACCTACAGGTTGTAGTGTTACATTTAAAGACGGAAAGGGAAGAATGCTTACAAATAAATATGACTTTAATAATCCAACAGGGCTTACAATATTTGCTATTCTTTGTAGACATGCTCTTGGTATGCAGGATATGGAAGAATTTGACACAGCGATCGATACACCAAAACTTGTCGGAAAAAAAGTAGTTTGCGAAATAGTACATAATCAAGGCACACAACCTAGAGAAGACGGTACTTATCCTATATTTGCAAATATTAAAAAAATACTAAGTGGTGTTGAAGAAGTTAATCCTAGTGATTTATCAGAAGATGATTTACTTCCTAAGGCTATGCAAACACCTAGAGCACAAATAGCGAGTAGTGTTGGTGACGATTTATAATTAAAAGACCAAAAGGTCTTTTTTTTTCTAATTTATTTCAAATTAATTTAACATTTTTTAGTACACTTTTTGAGATATACTTATTATAGATAGAGGTGATATGAATGTATTGTAAAACCGATAGTTTTGAACATTGTGTTAAACAATCATTACAAATTGCCTCTATTTTTTGGTGTAAAAAAGTGGACTTCGATGACGAGATGTTAAATCAAAAAATTGAAGAAATTGTAAAATACATAGAAAGGATAGATGAAAATGTACAATAATTATAACCCGTACAATCCGTACTTTAATAATCAACAAATACAAAATAGATATCAGCCAATAGATCAACCCATTGGTCCTAAACCCATGGGGCTTAATGGTAAAGTTGTAGATAGCATTGACACGGTAAAAGGAATGGACATTAACCTTGATGGTACTGTTAGTTATTTTCCTTTAGCGGACGGTAGTAAAATTATTACCAAACAGCTAAATAGTGATGGAACTAGTAAAATAGTTATCTATTCTCAAACTAAAGAGGATAATAAAGAGGTTAAATATATTACTAGTGAAGAACTAGATAAAGCCATTAAGAAAATTGATTTGTCCGATATAAAAGACGATATTAAATCTTTGAAAAAACAAATTAAAGAGTTGAGGGATAATGATGAATAATCCGATAAATATGATAAAAACGATGATGGGAAAAATGTCCCCAAAAGATATGGCAATGAAAATGATAGAGAACAATTCTAATCCAGTTTTTGCTAATCTAATAGATATGGCTAACAGAGGTGACACAAAAGGTGTTGAAGAATTTGCTAGAAACATTATGAAGGAAAAAGGAATGGATTACGATACAGAGTTTAATAAGTTCAAAGATAATTTTAAATAGGTGTCTACCATTTCGTTATAAACAACAAAATGGGTGATATAAAAAGAATAAAGAGGGGAGGTGAAATAAATGAGAGGAGAAAGTTCTTTAAGTCCATCAGATGTTGCATTACTTGCAGGAAATAATGGAAGAAATAATGATGGTATGTTCGGAGACAATGGTGCTTGGTTCATAGTCCTATTTCTAATCTTCGCAGCCTTTGGTTGGGGAGGAAATGGATGGGGTAATAACAGAGGAAATGGCTCTACCGGAAGTGGTTCAGTAATGGATTCTTATGTACTTGCATCAGACTTTGCTACTATTCAAAGACAACTTAGCGATGGATTTAATGATTTAACATCACAATCAAGATATATTCAAAATGGATTATGTGATGGTTTCTATAATCAAGCACAATTAATCAATGGTGTTAATACAAACATCGCTGGTTCAACAGCTGCTCTTCAGAACACATTGTGTCAAGGATTCAATGGTGTGAACCAAGGTATTGTAACAAATGGTTATGAAACTAGAAATGCTATTCAAGGTGTAAGTTCACAATTAGCAAGTTGTTGTTGCGATATTCGTGAAGGTATCCAAGGTATAAATTATAATTTAGCTACTAACACATGTGCATTACAAAACACAATGAACATGAATACTAGAGATATAGTAGATACTGTTAATGCAAATTATAGAGCACTTCATGATGAGATTGTTGCTAATAGAATTGAAGATAAGAATGCTCAAATCGCTGCTCAGCAAAATGAGATTAATGCTCTTAGATTATCTGCTAGTCAGGCAAATCAAAATCAATATTTAATTGATCAATTAAAACCTTGTGCTTCACCAGCATATTTGGTACCAAATCCAAACTGTTGCTACAATTATAATGTAACAGGTTGTTGTAATGGATGTGGAAATTATTAATGCGTAACCCTATTTAGGAAACTCGATTACGAGAACTCGCAATCCCGTGTAATAACACGGATTTAAAGATAGGGTAATACCTATCTTTTTAAATGTGTCGATTTCGACACCTTTGGAAAAATATAAACAATATAAAGAAAGGAAATGATAAAATGATTCAAGGATACAATGAGAGTATTGTTAGTTTACCAAGTAATTCTGCTCCTATTACATTAACAACGGATTGTATAAGAACTAGGAGTACTTATAATTGGCTATGCCATTCACAAGGTTCACCAATATATAAAATAAAACAAGGTGGGAGATATAGAGTATCTTTTAATACAAATGTAACATCGGCTGCAACAGGTGTAGTGGCATTTGGCTTGTATGCTGACGGTGTTTTAGTACCTGGTACAACTGTTATTGCAGATGTAGCTACAGCGGGTAGTTATTACAATTTATCTTTTGATAAAGAAGTGCCTATATGTTGTGGGACATCTACAACATTAACTGTTGCTTCTGTTCCAAGTGTACTTAGTGGTGCAACACCAGCTGCAACAGTAACACAAGTACCTACTATCCAAAACACTAATTTGATTATCACGAGAGAGTGTTAGGTGATATTATGAATGACATAAAAGAAAAAGTTGAAAAAATAATAAGTGATATGGGTGAAAGAGAACTAGAACCGAATGATATAGATATGCTTGGTAAATTAGTGGATATTCACAAGGATATCGCAAACGAAGAATACTGGAAGGAGAAGTTAGAAATGAGATACGGAAATTATAGAAGAGACTATGATTATGATGATATGTCGTACGGAAGAAGACGTAGAGATAGTCGTGGACGCTATATGAAATCAGGTAAAATGATGGATGACATGTATGATACATATAACAGATACGACGAGTCAAGAAGTTATGGTGATAGAGGTGAAACAGCAAAATCTCTAGAATACATGATGCAATCAGCATATGATTTTATTTGTATGTTAGAAGACGAAGCGAACACCGATGAAGAAATGGATATCATAAGAAAATATGCCAGAAAAATCAGCGAGTTATAGATATTATAATAATAATCCGAAGCACTTGCTAACTGACGATTGCGTTTTAAGATCTTTATCTGTAGCTGAGGGTATAAGTTGGAACGAGTGTCAACGAAAATTAAGTTATTTATCGGCTATAGAAGGATTAATATTAAATGACGTGGAATTTGTTGAAAATTATTTAGATGAGCGATACCCAAGAAAATGTTATAGAAATATGACTATTGGAGAATTTGCCAGTGTTTGTCCAAAAGGAAACTTTGTTGTTACAACAGATGGTCATATAACGGCAATTATAAATAATATCATAGTAGACACTTGGGATTGCTCCGATAAGATAATGAAATGCTGCTGGCAAATAAAATAAATAAACCCCTTGTTTAAGGGGGTTTTCTTTCGATTTAAGAGACTTTAATCTTTTCGGCTATAACTATACTATTTTTATATTTTCGTTAAATCTCGCTTACAGAATCAAACGAGACAATAATAAAAGAACTAGATTAACTAGTTCTCTTTAAATAATCATACACCTTGGATATTAATTTTTTCAGATCGTAGGTATATTTGAAATCGGATACACCTAATCTGAGTGAGGTATTAGTTCTAGTGTAATCTTTATTTAAGTAAAGTAACAGATTGGTTTCGTATTCGTCAAGGTGCATCTTCTTGCATATATCCATAACATTGTTATAACATATGCTTTTAATGTACCTTTTCGTCTCAAGGTAGTTTTTCTTATCCATTTTATCCCTCACAATATTATTATATTACTTTTAAAACATAAATTAATTAGAAATAAATGTTAAAAAAGTTAGAAATATAATAGCATAATTTGTGCTACTTTGAGTATATATAAAATCGTAAATCTCGTAAATTTTCGTAGATATTCGTAATTATCAGTCGAAAATAAACACTACAAAGTATTTTGTAATGTTAATTTTGCTCTTTCTTGAAGAGTCTTTTTTCTATTTCTGACAGTACCTTCAGAAATATTTAATTCTTTAGCGATATTGCAATTATTTTCCCCAAGTCTCCATAGTTCGAATATTCTTTTTTCACCTCGAGCAATATTGAAATACATGGAGTTTAATAAAAATGTATATAATGTTTCGTTTTCAACAATCTTATTTCCCATAAATTCCTCCCTTTTTTCTAGGTATTATATCAAAAGTTGACATATTTGTCAACCATTAGCTTAAAAGAAAAGAGATGAACATTTATTCATCTCGTAAATTACTATAACATTCTCTTATAAAAGCGTCTTCACTTTCAAATATACCATTGTGAACATGTAGTCTTTCAACAGCTGTTTCATAGTTAGATATAAATACAAAGATACTTTCATATTCAAATCTTGTGTGTGGAACACCTCTTCTTAGATCTCCAGCAAATCTGCAAACTTCAAATCGCCAATGTTCCATGTCTTTTTTTAAAGATGCTAATTCATTATCATCTATCTTTTTTTCTAAAGGTTTTAATTTTCTGTCAAATAGTTTATTTATGATTGCTGAAAAAACTCCCAAAACACTAGATATCGTAAGTATAAGACCTAAGATTTCTTTAAATGTGTCCATTAAGCTTTAATTAAATTTCCGTTTTTCAGTTTATTCAATAGTTCAGTGTTTTGTTCAGCCGAACCACAATAATTATTTATTCCGTTTACTTCAGCAAGTTTTGTACGATAATTATAAGAACTATTGATTCCTATTTCATTTAAAGCATCCACAATTGATACGCCTGTGTATGACACATTAGATAAATAATCATATTTTGGTTTTAATAACTCATTAACCCTAGTTTGAACTTCATTATATCTGTCGCCAAGTGCTTTCTTTCTGTCTTCACCATTACCGTAGACACCATTTATAACCTCTTGTGCTAATTCATCGATTGATTTTTGAGGTATAACCTCTTTAGTATATCTTCTAACATCTTCTTTAGATACACCAAAATATGAATATGGGTCTGTCCAATACGAACTATTACCTCTTCCTTCGTCACCTTTATAAGTTCCATTTTTTCTATTATCTAAATGAACATAATTACCATCAATATTAGCGATACCATTTAATTCACCTAAATCATAAGCAACACAACAAACTATCTTTGCAGGTATTATACTACCATTTTCATCATAATAAACACAGTCTGCTGCTAATCCTTCTGAATGGCGACCTGCAAAGCCTCCGATTTGTATATCGTATTCTCTACATCTGTAACCACTGGATATTATACACTTACTTGCATTTAATTTTGAAAAAATATGTTCCATTTTGTTTACTAATTCTTTTTCAATTTTAATATTTCCACAATGTTGGCATCTAAATTCTGTACTGTGAAAATGTTCACTTATTTGCAATGATTCTGTTATCATTATAGATCTCCTCCTTCTTTTTTCTTCGTAAAAAAGTATGTAATTATTGCACCATAACTTGTACAATAAAGTGCTAATACTTCTTTTGGTGGATTAATACCAGGTATCAAAAGCATAGCAATTAAACCCATTGTCATAATTATGGTAACAAATGATTTTACATCATCAAGTGCTTTCTTCAATTTTGTCTCCTCCTTCGCATTCTATCTTACAATATTATAACATATTTAATTTTTTTTGTAAAAGTACTTGACTAATAAAGTCGAATATGGTATTATTAAATTGTCAAGAGGAGAAAAAGACAACTCCTGCCTCTTGACTCAAACTATATTATTCTTTTAAATAAGATATCGTTACCTTTTATAGGTAGCGTAGGATAAATGAGAGAGGGAGCAAAAGTACAATGCCTAGTAGAACCCTATTAGGAGGATTTTGAAGCCGGACTAGAGAAATCTCAATAGCGGAATGGAATCGAAATTCATTTATCCTATGGTACTTATGAGAGTAAGTATCGGACTTAAAAATATTAATTTCGTAATAATGCTACTTTTTATAGGTAGCATAGAGTAGATAATTATCATAACCTGTTCTATGAGGTTGACTAT